AAGGGGTTTGGCTGGGGCTGTGGGAATAGTTTACAGGCAGGGGAAGAGGGGAATAGACACAGCAAAGCACCAGCGCACAATGGAAATTATGTCTAATCTTTTCTGTTGATTATCAGATGTTTACAGCTTCCACCTTTGAGATGGGTTGATCACATACAATCTTGATACCTATGTTGACTGCATTAGCTAGTTGACCATCAAGACCTTGTGCCTTTCTGTAAATATCATAGAAGTTCCTTGTGCCGTTGGCATATCCGGCGAACTCCTTCCCGTCTGAAGCTATCTCAGCCTCATCAAACCCTTTCATAACCATCTCCTGAGAACGGATGGCAATCACCTCAGCGAAATCTTTCTGCTCCTTAAGTATACCTGACTCCAAGGTCGTGACTTGATCTACCCTCTCATCCAGTTCCTTACGTTTCTTAGATAAGCCTTGCTTATAGACATATTGGGTAATGGCTCTGGGATTAATGCCTGTCAATTCCGATATTTCGGACGGTTGAAGACCTTCCTGCATGTATAGTCTTTTGATCTTAATTTTCTGTCTGTATGTTATTTTATAGTTTATAGACATATTATATATGCGGTGGATATGAAAACCGGGCTCCTTGCGGATCACGATTTAACTATATATATCTGAATATGCGGTTGTTCACAAGCGTTTATTCCCTGGTGGTTGTGGTTGGGGAAGACATCGCTTTAAGCTCAGTGGGCAGATCCAGCCCTGAACGGTCGCTGACTGCGCAGCTCTCTAGCTGTCGTTCATCGGCTTTCAAGAGCCTCAGAATTAGCAGCCTTACGGCTTTTGGAGAAGCGGGTGCGCGATGATAAGGTGTTATATTTCATGGTGTCAAGAATATACGGAAACGGGGGCAGTGATAGCCACGGTAACTCAACATAGCCTTAACGGGTTACAGGATGGATGAATCTCAAACGGGGACAGTGAAATAGTTGTAAAGGAATGGAGCTTTGTGTCGGTTTCCCCTAAGTCTGGAACAATCAGGGGAAGTGATATTGAAAATAAATGCATCTTTTTAATCAATTGATTTGACAAGTAGAAACAATTAGTGTTTTTATTGATCTCACATCGAATTAACAACATCAAATAGAGAGTAAATTATGAAAGAAATCACTATAAAACTATACCAACTAGGGGAACTCGACAAAGAGGCCTGGGAAAGCGCAATTGCAGAATTGTATGACATTAATACGACTCATGACTGGTGGGAAGACATCGAGGAGGATGCGAAACTGGTGGGCCTGAAACTCATTAGCTTCGATGTCATAAGAGAGAGATCCTGCGACCTTGCATATGCTGAAAGTATTGAAAAGGTTTGTGGCAAGATTTTAGGCAATCACGGCTCAAGTTGTGAGACATGGCGGCAGGCAAGTTTCCACTTAGCAGAATATAATAAGGCTTATAAAAAAGATGATGAGGCGGGCATGATTGCAGTCGAAGAAAGCTTTTTAAAGGCTATCGGTAAAGCTTATCAGGTATTGCTTCGGCAGGATTTGGAGGATCGAACCAGCGAGGAACAGATCATTGAGACTATCAAAGCCAATGAATATTGGTTTACCGAGAACGGCAGATTATACAGTTAATGTTTAAACCTTCACCAAGCCTTCACCGAGGGCTTGCTTGAGCGTTTCACGCTTACAAACATCAAATTAAAGTAATATTATGAGAATCACACTTAAATTCCTAGAGGCACAAATAACACGGCTTAACAATCTGACTAATAGCCCGGAAACACCCTGGAGAAAGGCTGACGGAAAGCTGAGGGCCAACATTGGCAACTATCACTTAGACCAAGCTTATGGAGGCTGCAAGTTAGTCCGTATGCATAACGAAGGTGGCGCAATTGAGGATGTTTTGCATACTGGATATGTAGGCAAGCGGGAAGTGAGCAATGCTATTGATGGGTTTATCCGAGGCATCCATGCAGGCAAAGAATTGGCTTAATTATTATTGAGGGGGGATTTACGCCCCCCGACTATAGCAATCAAGCTATACTAACCATCAAATTATGACCGAACCAGAGCGAATAATAGCCCAATTCACGAATGGCAGCAAACCAATGGCATTGGCCATTTTCCTAGATTCCGGCCTGACAGCCTCAGAGCTTAAAACTGAGCTTTTCAAGTGGGAAGACGAACTAATCGTATGTGACATACTGGCCTATTTTGTCGATCAGATGAAGGAGGCATACAACCACCATGTCAGAAAGGTAACACCATGACCAAAAGGACTATAATACAAGAGATCATCTACTATAAAAAGAAGTTTGGAGAAATGCGAGCCGATGAGGGGGCAAAGCTTGAAGTCTTGGAACTCTCTGACCTATTCGACATTCGGGACAAGTGGCAACATGTCGCTATCGTAAGGGGAAAGGCTGACCAGTGAGAAATTATAAATTAAAACTTGTGCTTGGCTGCTTGGTCTATCGCATCAAAAAATATAGGTTCTTGCGTAGGCTTCAAAAGTCACAGAAGGCTAGGATTGAAGCCAGGAAAAAGGTTATGAGGCAAATAGCAATTGAAGCAAACTGGAAGCCTTACAATATTGACGATCTAAGGAACCCTAAGTCATAGAACATCAACTAATTAAACATCAAATAAAAACCAAATACCATGACTAAAGAAGAAGAAATAGAACACCTAAAAAATAAACTCGCTGAACAAAAATGCCTGTTAATCCTGGCAGTCAATAAACTTGGCATTCTCTCAGACGAAGCGAAAAGCACTGAGATATTCATCAGGACGGAGCTTCAATCGTGAGCGAGGAAATGCCAGAATATAAAGTCAGCTTTTCTGCTGTTATTATCGCCTCTAACCCTGTAAATGCTACAGCGAAGATGATTCAGAAAATCAAACGGGGCGAACTCAATGCGGAGCTAACTCAATTCAGGAGCCGGAATAAATTTGTAGTCATTCCGCGCACCTGGGAAACAACGCTAGGAACCTTAAACACAATACAACATGGAAAATAAAGAGAAAAAAGGGGGCGCACCAGTCGGCAATAGGAATGCAGCCAAACGGAGCGACCGGATAAAGAGCGTTCAGGTTCAATTCACGGCCAGGGAGGGCCAGGTTGCGGCTTGGGTGCGACGATACCAAGCATCTGACTGCAAGAGCTTTGCAGCTTGGATGAGACTAACACTCGACCGCACAAGAAAGTAAATTATGAAATATCAAATATTGAAAAGCGACTTAAAGGAAACATGGCAAGATCATCCGGACATAACTGCCGAGATGAACTCATTTATGCATCACACTGGCAGGATGGCAGACGCCCATAAATTATTATCGGGCTTTAAAATCACTCCGGAGATCATTACCATCGTCTTTATAGGGTCATTTTATAATCATCAATCAGAGCTTGCCAAGCTTTCATCCGATAAGGCTTCCGAGCTAGATAGTGCTGAATTTGATCAGCTTATGATATTTGCCAGGGCTGTCGAAACCGGCATGAATATCATCAATCAGAGCTAACATAGTCTAAAAAAGGATTTGACAGGGGCCGGGATCTTTGCATTCTGGCCCTTATTGTGCGATATAGAGAGAAAAATAATAATCCTTTTAAGGCGTTAAGCCGTTCCCTGACATTTTCTCTCATGGGTTTTTGTCGCACAATGGGGAACGGCTTAATGCTTTTTAAGGGTTAGATGGCAGACGATAGCATAGCATTCATCAAACTTGCCCGGAAAGTATTCGATTCCGAAAACTGGCTAGAACCGAGGACTTTTTCAAAGTTTGAAGCTTGGCTAGACATGATCAAAGAGGCCAGATGGGGTAAAGAATCCAGGTCAGTGTGGGTCAATGAAAGGATAATCAAGGTCTACCGAGGGGAGATATTAATGAGCCATAGGTTCATGAGCCAAAGGTGGGGCTGGTCTGAGGGCAAAGTAAACAGATGGATAAAGCTTCTCAAAACAGAGGGGCAGATAGAGGCACTGACGAGGGCAGGGGTAACAGTCCTAAAGCTTTCTAACTATGAGACTTATAATACACCCCATAGTGGTGACGGGGGCACAGACGGGGGCAGCGATAAGGGCAGTGATGGAGGCACAGACGGGGGCAAAACAGAAGAAGGAAAGAAGGGAAAGAAAGTAAAGAACTCTAAGGGAGAGAAAAAGCCCAAGGCCAAGAAGCCTCAAAACGAGTGGGAGGGACTGCCGGATTTATTGAACAATGAGATGTTCAAGGCCAAGTGGGGTGACTACGAGAGATACCGAGTTCTACGGAAAATATCAAAACTTTTACACACATCAAAGGTTCACAATTGGAATCGAATGACTAAATGGGGCATGGCAGATTCCATTGAATCCATTGACCAGACTATCCGCAGCCAATGGCAGGGTCTCTTCAAGCCCAAGAAGGAAGCAGGCAGTCAAATCGAGATGAGCCACGATGAAATGTATAACGAGAAATCAGAATACGGGATATAAATTATGACAGCGACAATTGAGCAAACAGAGCAAGCTAGGGTCTATGAGGCAACAGGCTTCAGGATTCAGGACGAAGAACGCCAACGGTCAAGCATGGAACGCGAGATGGTTAAGACCTGGCAGGGCGAGGACAGATGGGAGAAGGGGAAGTGTAAAGTCTGCGGATTCCAATTGCCCTATGATGACGATGATGTCGATTATCAGGGCATCAAGGGGATATTTACTACTGTCTGCGATGGGTGCGGAGAGATCACAGATGAGCATTTCGATGGAGATGGGGGCAAAGTCGCGTCATTAACCCCTAAATGGAGCGAGAACTGTCCATTATTGTTTCAGGACATCACCCTAAACCTTGACCTCAGCAGAAATGATATAAATTTGGTCTCTTACAAGAAAGTGGCTGATTGGAGGTATAACAAGCAAGGGATGTATATCTCAGGGGACTCAGGGAAGGGCAAAACTGCTGCTATATGGGCTTTATGCCGGAATATTGAACGGGAGACAGGGACGGCCCCTCAAGTCATCAAGGCGGTGGCCTTAGCAGGTAGGTTGGCTCGGTCAGCGAAGGACTTGGATGTGACTCAAGTTACCTGGATGATCCGGAGGAAAGTCCTGATAATTGACGATCTTGGCAAGGAGAAGATTACCCCCTCTTTTACTGCTCAATTATTCGAGGTCATTAACGGCAGGTATGAGCAATTCAGGCCAACAATAGTCACAACCAAGTTCAGGGGCGAGTCCTTGAAGAAACGATTCAGCAATATTGGTGAGGATTCTACCGGGAATGACATTATCCGGAGGCTGGGTCAAACTTGCGAGGCGATAGACTTCTAATGCCGATTGAATTTAATTGGTGGGAAGACATGAATCCTCTGCACCAGCAAGAACTGAGGGCGAGGCAGGCCATGATGGATCAGGAGGCAGCGAGGCGAGATATGGCTGATGCTTTTAAAGTTCCCCCTGGTTTCTTTGAGCAGCAGAACCAGCAACAGGCAGCAGGGCCGGATTTTAGGCCGAGAGGCTTAACCGAGCAATTGGTAATAGATAACCTGAAACTCATTTTAAAGAACAAAACTCCGGGGCACGATCTGGATGCGGTGCTTGGTATGTTGTGGCATGACTACGGGGTGAAATGGGCTAAGTATGAAAATGCTGAAACCGGAACTGTCTGGTATGGCCCGATGCCCAGGCCACTCAATGAATCAGAAGTCCCTGAGCCTAAAGAGGTTGACTTTGACACAATGAAACGGGCTGATGTAGTCCACGAACCAGAACAAAAACGCATAACCGATGGATGAAAATGAAATTAATACTGCCTTCGAACAGACACGGAAAAACACTGAAGCTTCAAACCTTCATCACTTCTCAACGAGATTGTGGGAACGTCACCATCTGGCAGCCACGCCCGATGCCATTGACTCCATCAAGGCGAAACTCACGAAGCAGAAATTCTGGCGACATCATAAAGGCAAAGACCTCTATCGGATTCGGTTCATGGGCCGGAGCATGGTTATATGGACTATACACGGGAAAGAACTCTACACAGTAACATGAGAATCAAAAAAGTTAGACAATGAAAATAAAACCTCAAGAAATAGTAGTCACATTACCACATGATTTGCCGAGCCATGTGGTAGATTTTTGTAAAAGAAATAAAGCAGTCTTGGTTGCATTAGCAGGGCATTATCTCGATGAGCATTACCCCTCTTATTTAGCCGGACGACTCCCTATACGCGAAATAAATGACAGCAGGTATGTAGTGAGGACTGAAGGGGGATCGTCGTCGGAGCGAGGGTTAGGGCGAAAAGATGTTGATGATAAGGAATTTCCCCTAAAGTTTGATTTCTATTTAATCCCTATAATTCACGATGAATCTATTCAGTATTGGTGGGCTGAGAAAGAGCCTGATTTTGCTGAGAGAGAGGCCGAATATATTCAAGCTATGCTGCTATGATAGAAATACCTAAATTTATGGTCAATTCAGAACAGGATTTCTTTAAGCCTGATTTCTTCAGGCATGATATTTCCTGGTGGGAACGATTCGCACTGCTATTCGTCAAGACTCTATCCCTAACGGACAGCGCGGGAAAGCGAATCATCTATTACAAGGAATGGCGATTCAGATATTATATTTTACGGGTAAAACAAATAGAAAATTAAATGATAAATACAATTGACATGAAACGCATTACGTTTAGGTTCACTGGATATGTTAAAGATTCAAGTGAAGATAACGGACGATGCACACGCAATATTACAGCAGGAAACACTGGAAAACAAACACTTCTATGGGGAGTTTGTCAGCCGTTGTATTCTCCGCGCAGTTAGGGATAGCGGATATAATTTTTTGGATGACATCAAACATGAGCAACGAACCGAAACCGGAAATAGTGACGCCTCCCAAGCTGAGGTTTAAAGATGGAATTTTTAACAATGATCCACTCAGCATCCTCCGCAATGGATATGCCGATGCGATCAGATTTAACGCACCAAATGAAATCCTCGAAGAGTTAGAGGATAAAATTCAAATAGAGAAAGAGAGAGTAGTAAAATGTCAGAGTCAGAGTCAGAGTCAGAGTCAGGAGTAGCAGTAGCTCCACCAATCAGCACCGAGGAAGCATTGGGCAAAGAGTCCAAACCGCGTATTCGCAAACAGCAACGCAATCTTAGGTATAATTTTCCCCAGGACGAGATCAATGAGCTTTCTCAGCAGCTTGCTGAAAGAGTCGGGGAGCATGATAAGGTTGAGGCAGATAAGAAATCAGCCGCGAGCCAATTTAAGAGTCAGATTGACCAAATTTGCGCCGAGATGAGGACGCTTGGAGCTAAGGTCACGAACAAATATGAGTTCCGCGATATTGAATGCGAGATTCATTACCATGAGCCAAAGCAGGGCATGAAGCGGTTAATCAGGATGGACACATTGGAAGTCATCGAGAATGGGGCCATGACTGATGCGGAATGCCAAGATATTTTCCCGTTTGATGACAGCGGGCCAGCAAAGGAAGAAGGACAACCAGACGAGTAGTTGTTGCCAATAGAAATGGCCCTCCATTTTACCGGGGGGCCATTTTCAAACATCATAAAAAAGCAAATATCGATCAGAGATCAACATTACTAATTAATATATTATGGAAACTACCTTAGAAAAAACAGATGTCAACCCTATTCAACATAGTGCATCTACTGAAATAGTAACCACCAGAGCAGCGCAAGAAGTTCAAGCTGCTATGGTCATCGCCAAGAAATTCCCTCGCAACGAACTTGCTGCAATCGGGAGGATCTTGCAATCATGCAAAAGAAAAGGGCTGGCCGATACCGCGATTTATGCATATCCACGGGGAGGCACGCAGATCTCAGGGCCATCTATTCGGCTTGCTGAGGCAGTCGCCCAGAATTGGGGCAACATTGATTTTGGGATAATCGAACTGGATCAGACCGATGGAGAATCTCAGGTTATGAGTTATGCCTGGGATTTAGAAAGTAATACGCGGGTAACTAAGATATTCACTGTTAAACATGAGCGCAAAGCAAAGGGCATTATCAAAAAGCTGGATGACCCACGGGACATTTATGAGCTTGTCGCCAATCAAGGGGCGAGAAGGCTTAGGGCTTGCATACTGGGAGTTATTCCAGGTGATGTCATTGATGATGCCGTTGCGGAATGTGAGAAAACCTTAGAAGGCAACAATGATGAGCCGCTAAAGGATCGTATAGCTAAGATGATCGCCCGCTTCGAGAGCCTTGGAGTCACAGTTGAAATGATTGAGGGGCGCATCCAGAAAAATGTATCTGCTTTATTGGCTATCGACATAGTAAACCTGGGCAAGATATTCAAATCCATCAATGATGTGATGAGCAAAAAGGAGGACTGGTTTGACTCTGCTCCGATCAAAGCTCCGGACACCAAGCCAACCAAGAAAAAGGCTGCCAAGGTAGTTACGCCCAAGCCTGCGACTCCTCCCGCTAAGGAAGAGAAACCGGCTAAAACAGAGGGTGAGACACCAGCCGTCATACCCCCTGCTGCTGAAGAAGAGGAACCGCTTCCGTCAATTGACCCTGATCCAGTAGAGCCACCAGCCTCGACTGAACCTGCGAAGCCGTTCATAGAATTGCTTTATGATAAGCTGGCAGACGCAGAACTCAATCCTGATCAATTGGATGCCTGGGCTGCTAAGATGAAACTCGACATGACCAGAGAAGGAGATGCTAAACGAGCATACAACAACTTCGATAAGGTCAAGGGCGATATAGCAAAATTTTAACCTTTGGAGAGGTGGCGGAAAGAGACGCAGCATGAGACAGTGCCGCCGTATGGCTATGGTCAAGTAGTTACGGTGTGCAGGATTCGGCCCCTGCCCTCTCCTCCAATTTCAAACATTATGGCAGAAAAAGAAACAGCAGTCACGCTTGACGAACAGCTCAAGGAACTTAAGCGAGAGCTAGGCATCCGGATTAGTTATTATCCTCGATGGATAGACTCAGGAAAGATGACATTCAGGCAAGCGGAAGCTCAGATCTCTAGGCAGATGTCAGCAATAGCCACCTTGGAGGAGCTTAAATCAATGAAGGGCATTGAGCTAGGAGTTAATGACAGAATATTTAGAATCAGAACGGAGACAGTAAACTTATGACAACACCAATTGATGATGAACGTGATGGATTGCCATCAGCGAGTGAACGCCCCCGGTATGTGAACTGCGTGGGAAGCCGTAACAAGGTAGCCTCCTATCCCCCTGAGATGCTTTGTAAGGTCAATGAGTATGGAGATGAGGGAACTAGGATCCACGGCGAAATCGAATCCTATGACGGAGATGAGGATGCCGACTATACCGTCAAGCGTGCAATCGAATTAAAGGATGAGATCCGAGAGCAGACAATCCTGAAGCATGTTGAGCATGTGGACGAACTTGAAGTCATCAAAGAGCAGAGGTTGTGGCTCCGGAATGATGCGCTTGAGCAGTTCTTTTCCGGAATGATGGATCACGTTGAAATCCACAAGGCAAGTAAGACTGGTTTGATTATTGATTACAAGACTCTCTACGGGGATCACGGCAAGGCATGGGAAAACCTACAGCTTGAGCCGTATGCGGTATTACTGGCAGAAGAATATGACCTTGAGACTGTCTATGTGGCTCTGGTTCAGCCGAACCTATCTCTGGATAAGCAGAAAACCATTTGCGTTTATAATAAGGAGCAGATCGCTGAGAGTCGTGTCAATATAATCCAAGAGATCGAGGACACCAAAAAGCCTGACGCTCCACTAGCTGCCGGGAAATGGTGTGACTATTGCCCTGCCAATATTGAATGCGAAACCTGTCAGACTCAGACTATGGATGTGGTCAAGTCTGCGGAGTATTACATGCAGCAAATTCCGAGTGCTGATATGTGGCAGAAGATCCAGACCGCTAAGAAGATCATTAAGGACATGGAGACTCAGTTCAAGGCTAGGGCACTAGGGATGATGATTGAAGATCCAAAAGCCATTGAAGGACTCAGGGTTAAGCTCGGCAATCGGCGCAAGAAATATGATGTCCCTGCGGTATTTGCCAGGATGATAAATAAAGTCGGCGGCGTGACGTTCGCTGAGTTCTGCACTTTCAGTTTAAAGAAGGATGCCATCATTGCGTATCAAAAAACTAGGGGGATCAAAACTCAGGTAGCTGCTAAGACTGAATTGGAAGAAATGCTTAAGGATCTCATGACTGAATCCAGAGATAAATCCAGTGTCGAGAAGTGCTAATATTATGAATAAAGAAAAATACCAGAATCTCGAATACAATCCTATGGTTTATCCTCAGGCTCCGTTCATGGGCCCAAATGACCAAATTGTATTCGGAGGGCACTATGATGGGCATGTATGCGGCATCACTCTCTACGATCAATATGTAGGCCAATTGGCTACTTCAATACCGTGGCAGGGTTATCAAGGGCGAGGAGCTAGGGCGGTAGATGACATCCACGACTTTGCGGAAGCAATGCTCGATGATAGGGCAGAACTATTAGGAATTAAATTAGACTAACATCAAATCAAAACATCAAATGAAAATAGTAAAGCTAGTCACTGAGAATGTGAAAAAGATCAAGGCCATCAGTATCGAAACTGGTGATGCCAGCGTCATCAAGATAACCGGGAAGAATGAGCAGGGGAAAACATCCTTGCTCGACTCAATCCTTTGGGCATTGAAAGGCAAAAAGTATCAGGATGAAATGCCTATTAGGGAAGGCCAGTCCAAAGCTTCAATCGAACTGGACTTGGGCGAATACACGGTCAAGAGGACGATCACCGACAAGTCTAACACTCTCACTATCGAGAGCAAGGAAGGGGTGAAATTTAAAAGCCCTCAAGAGATGCTGGATAAAATTGTAGGGAATATTTCTTTTGATCTAATGGAGTTCATCAAATCTAAAAATAAGTATGATACCCTGAAGCAGATCCTCGGAATCGGTGACGAGATTGAAGTCATGGAGAATAAGCATAAGGAACTTTATGACAAGCGGAGGGGCGTTAATGCTGTGGCAAACCAGCATAAAGTGACTCTCAACTCAATTGATCACGATGCATCTCTCGGCTATGATACCATTTCTATGACTGACATTGCTGATGAGCTTCAGGAGGCTAGGCTTAATAATGTAAACCTCAATCAACTAAAACTTGATAGTGAAAGCAGAGCATTGAATATCAAAATGGTTGACAGGAAAATCGAAGGATTAAAAGCGGATCTTGAAGAATTAGAGGACGCTTTATTTCAAAGTAAATTGGCATACTCAGAGATGGAGGAGAAGATCAAGGGCATGGAGGCAATTGACGAGGAACCCATCAGGCAAAGGATGACTAACCTTGAAGGAACTAATGCCGCGATTGCGAAGAATAAACAAGGTTTTCAGGCGCAAATAGATTTTTATGACAGCGACAGGGAATCTACCTCGATCACTAATCAAATGGATGAGATCAAACAGAACATTAAGGCCATGATCGAAGAGGTCGGGATGCCTATTGATGGCTTGTCGCTGTCTGACGGGGAAGTATTTTTTAATAACATTCCCATTGAACAGATCAGTTCCTCTCAGAAGCTTAGAGTGTCGATGTCTATAGCAATGGCCCTCAACCCTACCTTGAGAGTAATACGCATCACTGATGCCTCCCTGTTTGATTCTGATGCCATGGCAGAGGTTGAACGCATGGCAGAGGAGAATGACTTTCAAGTTTGGATGGAGATAGTCGATGATTCAGGTCTGGTCGGCATTACTATTGAGGACGGCGAGATTAAATCACCAATTGAAGCTGTTGCGTGATGAATAAAATTAGCTTCAAATTAGCATGCGTCCCTCCTAAGTCCACACATCAAGCTGGGCTTAGGATAATGAAGAAGAAAAACGGGCAGCAGTTTGTCGGGAAGTTTGCAACGAGTAAATCAAAGCATACTCAGAGTGAATTAACTATGCTGATCAAAGAGTTCGCGCCACCACAACCTTTGATCGGCCCGTTAAAGCTAAAGGTCAGATGGGTCTATCCATACAGGAAGGCAGAGCCTAAGAAGAATAGGGACATGCCTATCTATTGCAACACACGCCCCGACTGCGACAACTTAGTCAAAGGAATTAAGGACATCATGACTCGGCTGGGCTTCTATCTTGATGATGGTCAAATTGCTCACCTGGATTTCATGAAACTGTGGTCTGATGACTATGGAATATTTATAACAGTAGAAGAATTAACTTAAAAACAAAGGTAAAATAAAATGGACTATATAATTATAACAATTGCTAGTGTGGCAATTATTCTATCATTAATCGCAATATTCTTATGCTCATATTTCCTATTCAGTCAGGGGCAATTGAAGGCAGCCATCGAGGGCATCGTCACTGCGCATAATAAGGTGTCGAAAAACCAGACAACCCTCAAGACTTACGCCGAGGGCAATAATCATGAGATTCAGATACTCCATAAGAAAGATGAGGTAACTAGAAAGCGTGATCGAGTAATGGTTGAGTTCTTGGCAGGTGTCGCAATCATCATTAATAAATTAGCTGCTAAGGCAAAAATTAAGGACAGGATTGAGGTCAATCCCAGCACCACTACGCCAGCGCGGAAGGTTCCTGTTGAAAAGAAGGCTGCTAAAAATAAACCCGGCAAAAGGAAATGACCGCAATAGGCTACATAGCGTATTTGTTTCTGGCACTGTTTATAGGCAGGATCCTATGGCACAATTATGGCACACGGATTAAGAAGCATATCCATTGGCTGAAGCCAGAGCCATTCCACATATTATGCCTGCTAATTAGCGTCCTGCTATTAGCGTTCGGCCCGATGAGTCCGTTAATGTCTGATGATGCCACTCGCTATCACCCCGACCTGATAGGCAAACCAATGGCCCTGGGAGAACGCCCCTATGATGCAGAGAAATATACCTGTGCATCATGGGACTATCCCTTGGGAACATTTCTGTGTGTTACAAATAAAGGGGATGGCAGGAGGGTGATTGTTCGAGTCACCGACCGGCACGACTTTAAGACTGACATCGACTTATCGTTTATCGCTTACACTGAACTGAGGGATTGGGACACGCACGACTCAGGGCATATTGATGTTGAAATCGAGGAGGTAGAATGAGTGATAGAAAAAAACTGATAGTTGAAATCGATCCTGAAAAGCTTGATCCAAGAATAAATAAATACCACATGCTTAACGAAATCCTAGAACTTAATTCTGAGGCTGTAACACTGGAAGCTCAGATTAAGAGGCTAAGATTAGAGCGAGAATGGCTGATGTTTGAACTAGCCGTTGATATTTTCAAAAAATCCAAAGAGCCAACTAATTGCGCGGCCATCCAAGTAGATATAGAGGCTTGGATGAAGAAGAGTCTTGATAAAGAGCATACCCCGCCTGAGCAAGATAAGGAGAGTGAGAGTTGAGTAAAATACCAGAGCGTATAACTGTTGCAGCTCCCTATATAATAATAACTATGGTGATAGTTTTATTTGGGGGTATGGCTGTTGACCACTTAGTCAAAGAAAACGAACGTGCCACCAAGAGGTTAGCAATAAAGAAAGAGAATCCAATTGTGACTTCTTCTGCTTACTTCGTTACAGCAAAGCATGACGGGCATCTATTCATCGGAACCAATCGTCTCGTCGGTTACTTCATGCATCATCCTGATTGTTGTAAGAAGGGAGCGAACGATGAGTGACCTACTAAATTACATGGATGACTGTTGGTTTATGACATTCCTATTGAGCTTCCCGATATTCATAACGATCTGGATATTTATTAGTGGTGTATTCGGGATAGTCTACGCGCTCGCTAATGGAGTCTATAAGATATTATGCCGATCTATCCGATTGGTCATGGTCGCATTTCGCGGTTGGCCTCCGGAGCATGTTGACGCAGACGGAGATTTCAGACCACGCCCCAAACCTGTTAAAGAAGGGACTCCCCCATGAAGAAGCCCTCGGATGATGAGCCTAAAATCGTTGACCCGGAAGCTCCTTTCGGTTTCAAGACGATTGAAGAGGCTATCGAGAGTGATGGCAAAGGCGGCTGGTCATTCTTCATCCCCAAAGGCACATACAAATTTGATATAACCTTAAAAAATATAAATGAGGATTAATTATGATAGCAGAATATTATTTGGTTTTTACATATCGAGGTGAATATAACAATTTAGGCGTTAGGGCTTGTTCTAAAGCACCAAACTTGCGGTCGAATGAGATTGCAATAAGTTGTCGTGCTGACTTGCCTGCGACTCTTTTTACAAAGCCGAAATTGCAGGCTGAATTAAAAATACCAGAAGGTTCAGTTCAACCCCAAGTTATAGACATCGAAACCATCGACAATATTCAGGAAGCGATTAAGCAGCATTGCGGAATTGACATCTGTTTATCTATTGAGCCCCAGGAGGATGAGGGATGATTAAGGCATCTTTTCAGATAATGATATTTATATCGTCAATGTTCTTCACATTTTTATGTTGCTATATGGTATACATTGCGGTCACGGACAAGGGAGAATCTGCCACAAAGCCATCGACATATTTCTTTGACCTGCCAGATCAATTTTGTTCCTGCAAGGAAGGGCTTCCACAATGAAACGAACGAAAATAACATGCGACCATTGCGAAAGGGACATCACCGAGGGCGGCTCAAGTCTAGAGTTCCGGCTTGTCTTATCTCAAGAGAGGTTGGCAAACCATACAGGCTATGAAAGTGCCGTAATGGTTTACCCTCCGTTAAAACACACTATGCATTTTTGCAATAAAGCATGCCTAGCAGATTGGATAAAATCATGAAAAAGATAGGCTTCCCGACATTTAGAAAGCATTGTCGGTATAATCAATTCCAGCACCACACCGGACATGAAAATTGTAGCTATGGGATAGAGGCTTCTATGAGGAATGTGCCTAATATGCTCGGATCAACGCACGCAGTATATGATTACTACTGCGATCAAAAGCTATGTCCGATATTTAATAAATTAAGGAACGCGAAATGAGTGAAGCATTCAGCCCAGGATTCAAAACAGTAACCAAAGAAGAGTTCGAGCAGTTCTTGAAGGACTACCCGGAGAAGCTGGTGCATGATGTTTGCCGGGTTTGCGATCCACCTATGATTTCATTTAATGATTTCACCAAGGCAGAAAAGTGGCCTGAGTCAGTAGTGGCTAAATACTTCGATAGATATTATCCGACCGATGATATTACATACATGATTCAGGAGCCGGAGAGCGATAATTGTCAGCATGAATACATATGCATAATGACAGGAATCGGAGAAATAGAGCTATGCAAGCACTGTAGGCAGAAAAATAAAGGCAAAAGCGATGAGTGAAGAAGGACTTATATTGAACGGTGAGATATGGGAGCAAAAGAAATTCCCGTGTTTTACTATAATGGTAATCATGCTAGAGCATATTGATGGTGAGCTAAGGTTTGGTAAACTAGGTATATCTGAGAGCAACAAACAGGTTCCGCTTCTAATGAATGAGGAATGCGGCAAGTGGTATTATACGCAGGCAGAACTTAAGCAAAATTTGAGCGACCGGAATTATACCTTTAAGGATAAGGGCACTGTAATAACTCATGGAGAGGTTGACAGACAATGGGATGCTGGAACCAAGCGAATGAATCAAGCAATAGAGAACGGCGCAGCAGCGAATATGTATCGTGATGCATGTAAGGCGATATGGGAGTTTGTAGGCGAGGAGGATGGCTATGGTGCTAATACCCCAGGTTATCAGGCTGCTATAGACAAGCTGCGGAATGCGATAAAAGATAAGCCTACTGAACCAACAACAACTGAGAGTTCATCCGAGCCTGAACAGACTTAGTGAGTATCTTTTTCTGCCTCATCTCACGGATGAATTGCTGCTTGGCCCGTGGCGAGGGCAGCCGATTAATTATTTGAGCCAGTCTATCAGCTACAGCTTCAGCAGGTTGTTTACGAAATTCTCTTTCAGCCGGAGTAAGCCCTGACCTCAGATCAAGCTCCTGCTTTTTGAACGCATTCATTACCTGTGTTCCACGCTTAGGATTGTTGACGAATACATTCTGGATGAATTTAAACTTCTCTTGCTGATTAGGCAGGTCATTCAGCATCTCAATGTCCAGAGTAAGCTCCTCTTTATTGGCGGCTCTCTCCTTCTTAACATCCTTAAGAATGTCATCCAGATTATCGAACAAAAAGCTTTCGCCTTTAGCCCGTTCGACACTCATCTTTTCAATTCGCTTCTTACCGGTTGCGCCTCTCCAAAATACAGCATCCCCGATGAATGGAATTTGATAAGTAAGCTCTGCATTCTGCAATGACAAATCACCTTCCAGTGCCTTCATGCTGTCGTGCCAAAGTTTATCCCCTATGCTAATGATTGGTGGGAAGAAAGCCTCTACCGCCTTGAGGAATGGATCCCTATCCTTCTCAAAGTTTTGGATCACATGCTTGTTAAGGAAAAAGAATCGCAGGAAGTTGGCGAATGCTGCATCACCTATTGACTGTGGATCTATTGGCTTACCTCTGACCGCATCTTTCAATACATCTGAAGTAGTGGCTTCCCATAAAGGCCCACCGGCTGCTACCAATCCAATTTTCATCAGTCCATTAGCAGCTTTCTTTGATGACTCAACTCTATTTCCTGTTTTGAAATCACTGACAGCATCGAGCATTTCATCTAAGCCTTCACGCCGCGCTATGTCTAGCTGCTTTAAGGCATAAGTTTTAAGCATGTAGAACATTCTGCCATTGGGACTATTCAAATATACCTCTGGCATCTCAAGCTTACTGATAGGTTGCACTCCTGATATTTCTTTGAATACAAATGCGTCAACCTCAAAGGAGCGATTACCTGCTTTCAGATCTGATATAAGTTTCTTCGTGAAATCCTCTCCAAATAACTCATTATGTTCTGCCACGAACCGGCTTAATGCTTTCTCGCCCTTGATTCCCTTGGCTGTTTTCTGAGCCTTGAGCCATGCCGCATTCATAAATGTTTCTTTGCCGAATCTATCTATCGCCTGTAATCCAACTGCCTTAAATAGCTTGTCCAATACCTTTGCAGTAAACATAGGATTCGATGCATGCTCCTCCATGATACGGGTTAGCCCCAATTCTACAGTAGTGAATGCATCATCAGTCGCAAATATAGAAGCCTGCTTCATGCCTCCTAAAAATTCCTTTGGGGATTTCCATACAGAGGCCCATAAGTCACCGATCTGTGTAATCGAATTAGTGAACTTACCCATCGTAGCTATATACCCTATATTTTTACCGGCTTGTAACCAGTCATTCATTGTTCCTTCTCCGGCAGCAAATCTGGCTTTAATCAAATCAGTCAATTCCTGAAGTTCTTCACCCTTTAATTCAGGTGCAGATTTCCTTACAAAATTCCCTATACTTTCATCGGTAAACTCGACTAATGCAGGAGGTGATTGAACTACCCGCTTCATAGTAGACCCATCAGCCAGCGTGACAATTTCAGTCTTTTCGTTTTTAGCCAAACTGATGTCATTATGTTTGCCGAAAAGTTCATTCTTCTTAATCCGGTCATTCATCTTGATGACATAATCATATATCGACTCAGTAGCCGGGGCGTAAAATGCACTGTCCTCCTGTGATACTTGATTGATAACTCGCTTTCTCTCAAATCCAGTCTTGGCTCCTACTGCATCACGCATAAGGAAACGATTGGCGACCTCTGCCTCCTCCGCTATACTCAACGGTCTGCCCAGCCTGCGCCTTTCCTCTGCCCAAATCTTCTCCAATGCTGATGAGTTCTCTATGCCCTTAGACTTCAACCACCCATTATAGTCGCTTATGATGCGCGGAACGTAGTCCTCCTGATGGCCTATATCAAGACCAGCATCCTTCGCTTTGCGGAACATATTATCAAGCTCACGGCGCATCTGCTCTATGCCGCCTACCAGATTGTCCTTAAGTTTAGAATCCAGGTCTGACTGACGAATGAATCTGACTGTTGAACTGATGTCTCCATTCATAAGCATAGTATTTACCTGCTCGAAAGTTTTTCTGTCAGCACCTCTGAGGCGGGACATTGAATCAAGGAATAGTTTCATCTCATTCAATGACTGCGCGGTGGTTATTCTCACTTCTGCCTCGAACTTCAGCATCGAACCCTTAACCGATTTACTGATGCGACCTATTCTGGTTGAGATTGGGGAGAATACTGCATCAAGTCCTTTAACGATTTTGTTCTGTGCGAACCGCTTGTTCAATTGTTGAGTGGCATTCTTAGTTATTCCCAATGCATCATCGAATGCATTAGCTGTGTTAATGATTGGCCTCAATGGATCGTTAATAAATTTCTTGGATGCTTCCCATATATCTCCGAGGACATGCTTAATCCCTAGCCCAAACTGATCCACCATCTCCTTCGCCCATTCAGACATACGGTTAAAGCCTCTAGTCATTACCTCTGCACCGAGTATTGTGAGATCACGAAAATTTTCTGGACTGAAGAATCCACCTATTCCTTTGCCTGGTGTGGGATCCGTGAAGCCTTTTGATATTCTTCTCAATATTCTCTCGGCTGCATCCTTAACTGCCTGGGGCGTGGCTGGATCCAAAGGCTTTAGGTCAACACCTTCAACCTTTGCGGTTTTCGGGACTACTCCTGGCGCTTCTGGTTCTACCCTTGTTATGTTTGGATTAGCTGGATCATCCATTGCTGCCTTGAATCGAGCAACTGAATCTCCGCGAGGTGTAAATTCTTCATCTGCTTTGGGCAACTGTATCTCATTGCCTTCTCTCAGCTTGCCATCGACATCGAATCCTGGCTCCCTTGGCGGGACATCCATGTTGCGGCTTTCCTTTATGATAGACCTCGCCCGTTCAATGTCGAACCGATCCATCAGTTGTTGTTTGCCGACATTTTTAACATTTGGAACTGGTTCAGCAAGTAGCTCATTGATTTGCGTCTTGGTAAGCTTTGCAATTTCAGAAGGATCTGCTGCCAATCTCTCGGTTGCCTTAGCCAGATTAGTCTCCTCTGCGACTACCTTTCTCTCTACAGGCTTGGTCAATGATTGCCTTAACCCGGAAAGCCTAGCCCTACCTGCCTCATCAAGAGCGGGATCTGCCAGCTTACGATTTAAAATATCATCCAGATTCTTTTGAAATATCTCAGGAGTCTTGGCGGCTGCATTAGTGAGTATGCGTTTCTCAGTGAGAGTGAAGTCAGTGAGATCGCGCCCATTGATATTATTGACAATAGCTACTTGAGTGTTGTCTAACCTGACCTCATTGAAAAGTTGCTGGCGTTCGATAGCTACCTCTGCCTCCTCCATGAGAGCAGTCTTAGCATCAGCCCTGAAGTCGGCTTTCAATTCCCCGGCCCGTTTCAGTCGCCTCTCCGTGGGCGTGACAGGTTGTGCCTCTCTCGGAATAGTGCTGCGCTCTCGGTTAATTGCTCGATCAATAGCGGTCACCTCCTTTTGTCCGTCAACCACTACCCCTATTTGCTGCTGATTCAATACCTCTGTCTCGCGCTGTAAGCGGCTTAAGACTTCTTCCTGGGCCAGCTTATCCTTTAGCTTCATCTGGCCTATATCACCCCTTAGATCGGCCTCAAGCTGCGGGTCTATGACTCGCTCACGATTGACTATGGGTTGAGCGAATAACTCCTCCTGCGCCTGCACAGCGGCTTTATGGGCATCCTTCACTAAAGCTTGAGCATCATCCAGATTAATTCCGAATTTCTCAGCTACGATATTGGCATCATGAAGCAGATCATCTATATTGGGATCCTGTGGCAGCCTGATTGCGGCCTCAAGTTGTTTGACTTGCTCACCTTCTATTAACAATTGAGGTTCGCCTGCTTCGATTGCCTTAACCTCGATGTCAATAGGCTCATCAACTTTAGGTATGATAGCCCCGGTCAATCGCTTCTGCTGTCTGGTAGCACCAGGCAATTCAAGCTTACTGACTATACCCTGCTGAGTCCTGAGATTGCTGAATATACTTTTGAGATCCTCCCTTAATGAAGCCCTGTTAGCTTTTGGCAACAACGTGCCGAGTGTTCCGAGCAATGAACCTTCCGCGAAATTTAACACCTTGGCTCCGAGGCTGTCAGGGTCTATGTCAAGAAGCTCACTGGCAATAGAGGGCAATTCTTCACCCACCTGTAAGCCGATGCCACCTTCAAGTAATGCAGTCATGCTCAAGCGTTGCACTGCTGTAGTTCCCGGTGTTGTTGCTGTGATAAATCCTACCTCAATGGCCTTAGATCTCGGCAATGCATTAATCGCCATACCCCCCGCAACCCCTGTTGTGATTGCAAAAGTCAATGCCCCGGCTGTCTTAAGTGTCTCAATAGTTTCACCTCTGACAGCTTTCTCCAATGGACTGAATGGCTCAGATTCTTCTCTCAGCCTTTTAAGCGTTGCCTCTGTTTCCTCTGCCGGCACTCCTTTTAAAATATCTCCCGTCCTGGTGACCACCTCGCCAGCGAATCTGCCTATATCTCTGAATGTCTCCAAGGCCAATCCTGTTTCAACGAATGCTTGTAGCTGTGTTGCCGGTCTGGGACGCTCTCGTCTTTCCGTGAGGATCTGTTCGCCAAGCTGTATAAATGGTTCAAGCTCCTCCTCTTCGAGATAGTTTGCCTGCTTAAATGCATTGAGGCCGGTGACCAATCTGGTATATTGTTCTATCTCATCCTCATTTAATTCACTAAAAGTTTTACCACCTATCGCAGTCTCCGGAGAAATCTCACCTGACTTAATTCTCTCAAGTAATAATTCCGAATCAGTATCGAGGATGGGTAAGTTTTCGACCTTCTCTGTCGTAATTTTCTTGGTCGCCGGCAGCCTCTCGCCTGTCTCGACATCAATTGGGAAAGCCCTGCCACTTGGAACCTCAATCGTTTCCTCAGTTACACGCTTCCTACTGAAGTTTTCACCATGCCTATTGAACAAAGCTTGCCTATAATTGTTTGCGAAGTTCTGTCTGCCATCTTGGTCTGATGCCAGAAAGTTATCCCTTATCGCTGGATTCTCCTCAAAGAACTGAGGCAGAGAATCCTTTGCCGCCTGAGATTTCTGTAGAGGAGTTAGTCCCGCAAATTCCTCTGTGTTTATGGTGTCATCTATGAATGCCATTATCGTATCGCATCTAAAGCTCTGGATATTTCATCAGCACCACCTTCACCGGCTTGGGTCGTTCTCCTTATTTCAGACTGAACTCGAACTGTTAGATCAATACCTGCTCGCGCAGCATTGGCTATTAATTCATCTCTCTTAATCCTGAGTGCTGGAATCCGTTCGCCAGGATCAGCAGCTAAACCAAAGAAATCAAATCCCCTATCTTCGCCTGTTATAGTCTCTTCAAATTCTCCCCGTATATCAGCCTCAATTTCCAATAACTGCTCCCTGAATGATGCCTCGGCTTCCACCTTTTTTTCAGGAGCTAAGAATATTTCTTGCGCTGCCTCTGCGGTGGCTTCTGAGCTAATTGGCGTGATTCCTAATTCCCTGGCCCTCGCGTCAGATGATTCTTGATTCGGGTGGATCTCGGTTATAGTAGAGCCGGTGAATGGATCCTTATATACAAGCCTTACCTGTTCAGCCTTGACTTCAGCAACTTCCTTTGCCGCTTCAGCCGCACGGGTTTCCTCAGCAATCTTGATGTCAACTCCACGGACTTCCTCTCTTTTAGTTACTTCCTCTGCGGCAATCCTCTCAGTTCCAGCTATGCGCTCATCTCTGATGTCATTGCTGATGGAATTGAACTCCTTTGAAAGATCAGGGGTAGATGAAATGATACTCATAAAGCGATTATTAGAAGCCAGATCAGACATAGCCTTGCTTCTATTGTCGGATGTCCCGATCACCGACATTTGAGTTCTCGCCCATGATTGAGCAGACTGATTAGCTGGTTTGCTGAGATCCTGTATCACGCCTGATTTACTTAATCCAGTGCTAGGATCAATACCCAAATCAAACATCTGAAAATCCCAGTCAGTATTCAGCCTCGACACATCGGTAGACATAAAGCCAGTGCCCTTGGATTGAGCATCCTGAAAAGTCTTTCGATTATCGAATACCTTGAACTGATCCAGCATAACCTGTCTCTCGCCAGCCCATTTGTTTAATGCCTGAAAGGTTTTGCCATGAGTCGGACTATCGAGCCTGCCCAGGATTTCCTTCTGCATACTAGCAAGATTATCGACAGTCATTAGGTCAGGATTGCTGTTAAGCTGTGATTGTAAATTCAATAAAGTATTTGATGAAAATTGATCTTCCCCTTCCTTTCTCTGAGCTTCCTTCTTCTCATTAATATCGGATTGAGTCCTGATGGCATCTAATTGCAGCCTGCGCCGAGATAATTCATTACTCTCCTGACGCAACGCTGTAGTCAAAGCCTGTCGCTTGCTGCGATCAGATAAGGTCTGTGTCTGGATTACTGCATTCAGAACCGCAACGCTAGTGTCCTCTCGCGGTGGTGCTGGTATAAATTTTGGGCCTCTTGCCATAACTTTAACGGTTAAAAAGGGGTTATAATTTCAGGGTTTACAAATTCAGAAGAACCTCCACCGAAGAATTCACCTAGTGAAAAATCCTTGAACCTCTCTCCTACTTTTGAGGCAAGACCAGGGGTTCCGGCTCCTGCGGTTCCTGTAGCAGCAGATATACCTCCTAATGCTGCGCCAGCGAATGCTCCTGCTGGGCCTCCGGTAAGGAATCCACTTATCCCGCCTGTGATTATACCTCCAAGGATTTCTCCACCAGAAGCAGCAGCATTCTCAGCAGCTACACGGGCATTCTCGGCAGATTGGGCTATCTCCTGCTGGGCCAGTTTCAGTTGTGCATCAAAGGTCGCTCTCTTGGTTTCCTGCTCTATATCAGCCCTGAACACTTCTCCTGGTGTAATAAGGAATGATGCCGGACTCAGTGGGTTAATACTCGGTGAGGCTGCTACAATATTTTGAAGTAGACTCGCGCTCAATCCGATCTTCTGGAATCCAAATTGAATAGCAGCAGTGCCGAAATTCTTTATAGCATTGAAATCATCAAACTGTGATCCAGTAGTCCCGCCTCTAATACCGCGCTCTGCGGCTTGTTGGGCTAGGACTCCCTTTAATTCTTCGGGCAATTCAAATGGATCAGTGGCAAGGCTTTGTGCGGTCTGAGTAAGCCTGCTCTGCAATGCGCCAAACCCAGGGATCAAAGACTCTCTGATGCTGATAGCCTGCTCAACCTGGAACTCATTAGCTGCTGCTACAACAGACTGTATATCGCCCCCTAATGCCTGCTGAGATACCTCCAAAGCTTTCTGTGATGATACGCCTACATCAACAGGCTCAAAGCCAAATTCTTCTAATTCGATTGCTCTTGGTGCTTTTTGCTTTTTGCTGAATAAACCCATGATTAACTCCTATACTGCTAGCCAAATTAAAGAAGGCGAGGCGAAAGATGCCTGTCTGACATCTACGCTCCCATTGGCACTGCCTCCTAATGGCACTGTGAATGATTGGCCGCTACCTACGCTGGCAGTAGTCCCATTGAAATCAGGCTCTCCTCTGAAGTCCTCATTAGTTCCATTCTGATAAGCCCCTCCACTCCTTGCGCCGGGAGTAGTAAAATCATGATCATGCGGAGGCAAATTAGCGATAGACAATGTAACCGCCCCAGTATTCGCAGGGAGGGTTACCGATACTGACTGAGTGTCTAAGCCCGGTGTATCGCCAAGGTTATAAAGATTTCCAGATCCGATAACTACTCTATCTCTATAATCAGGAATATCATGCTCAACAAGATCCTCATCAAAATATGTTCCGACTCCATTACATAGAGCAAAGCCAACAGGAGCAGAAGCGAAGTCATGACCGAAATGGTATATCAACCCGATAGGATTTTCTGGCCTCCATATGCCACCTACGAAATAATGCCAGCCCAGTGTGTTACCATCGACATCTACTTTAAACCAAGGCTTGTCCTGGTCGCCAACAGCAGGGGTGCTACTCCCAAGATTGATACCACTGAATCCACCCAGGCCACCTATCCCTGTAAATTGAGAAACGAGATCCACAATCTCTTGAGGACTGGTGGGCAATGGTTCCGAAACAGGAACGAGTTTTGGATCTAAGAATAAAGACATTATGGTGTAAGGTTATCGTGTATAGTTGTTAAATGAGTTTTCAGTTCAGCGTATGAGCCAGTCCTGACCATCTCTAATATTTCAAGGGGCGTGCCATAGCCACCGTCAGCCAGAGATTTAGATTTCTTCTGATCTACGGTTTCAGGTGGATTCTTAAAAGCTAATACTTCAGCATCATCGGAATCAAGAAGCTCAAGATTTTTACCCTTTTGCTTGCAGCCATAAAGCCCAATGATGTCATTTGAGTCATCTCTCTCTACATATAATTTCTTCATTATTTACCTCTCCTATCTATGTAGCCTACTACTGCGGTTTCTAAGTTAGTTACAGACACAGACGCAATATACGCAACTTGTCTTGAAATATTGCAAAGCACAGTTGCATCGAAACCATCAATACCACTACCAGTTACAGTTGTATAGGAACCAAAGCACCGAAAATTGCTTGCTTCTGGATTTGCAACATCAGGGTTGAACCAATTTATTTGTCCAGAGGTTCCCGATGCTCCAGATATTGCTCCTTGTAACAATACCTCGGCTTCTACCCCTTCTGGTAGCCCGGCAAAAGTTGTATTTGTCAATGTTAATGCAGGAGTAACAACCGTAAGCTCATACTCTGCATCAGTTGAATCTATATCTATACGATCTCCTGTCTGTTTGAATGGGAAAATATCCGTTCCGGCATCAACCCAAACAGAACCGATCCGGCGAGCCTTAGTGTAACCTGCTGCTATTACTGCTGCATCAGCCAATAGATTTGCTCCCGTAACCGAAGTGTCGAATCCTGCATTGCAGATCCCGCTAGGCTTGATCAATAAAATCACATGATAAGATGTGCTGGCACTCAGACTTACCCCCGCTGCTCTACCTCCTACAGTTGTGCCGGGGATCCCTCCGTCTGCCCAAGTCGCATCAATCTGCTTACCCAAGGGGGCGGTCAAATCTCCTAGCGTAGTATTATCAATGCTATTGGCCTGACCAATTGCTATGTCTAAATCCTTAAGAGCATCACCGGCATTATTGCTCATCTCAAGACCAGTAAGGAAATTATCCGAACCTGATACAACCGCATTAGGAAGCGCAGATTGATCTATGAATCCTTGATTTCCACCCGCATCAGTCACATAAACTTTAAGGTTCCCTGGATCTGCGGTGATCCTATCGGCCTTATCAGCTATGTCGCATTGCCCATTATCCCCGGTGTCATATACTGTTTTCAGCATATCGCCCCCAAGAGTGCTTTGATCTACGAATACCAAAAGTCCAGCACCGTCTGAAGTCAGCACTTTGTTATTACCTGGCGTTGCTGCGGGATATAAATCCAGTTTCGTCTTATCCTCCTTAGACATGAATCCATCACTGATCCCGGCAACTACATTACCAATATCCAGCAACACGAAGCTTGAGATTGATGAAAATGTGAATCGGACATCATCATTCGGAGAGATACTATCTAGACCGAGCAGAGTGTCGGCCCCGATTGGAGTGCCTTTTAGTGGTTTGGTTCCTATTCTTATATCAGTCATAATTATCCTACATACTGATCTCCGTTTTCGTCCACATAGTTATCAGCAATTTCATCAACATAATTGTTTACTGCAACATTGGCGATTGGGATCTCATAATTTAATTCAACGGGGATTATTATATTCTCAACGCATGCAGGATCTTCATCCTCCTCAACTGCGTATATCACATCTTCAAGAATTTCTGCCCAAGCAACAACCTTGTCGATTTTAATATGTCCCTTAAGCCTTAGCTTAAATTGAAATTCTGTCCCTGTTATAGTATCATCTTCAGGGGGCGTGAAGCTTTTAAGTTGAGATTTGAATCCTGGCCTAAGCTGCTTAAAGTCCGGCCCAGGATTATCCAACTCAAAACATATAGTCTTTGTTTCCCATAAGTTCCACTGCAAGTCATTCTCCCTACGAAAATATAAAGTTATGTCCACCCTCTCGACATCAGAAAACCATAGATCGAATCTGGCTATCTTCTTCAGCTTAGTGATATTACCCCAGTTGATCTTTTTAAATTCAGCCTCTTGCTCGATCTCAGTCTTAATCACAACGGGAGGAACAGACAGATCAAAGCTTTCATCATTACGCTTCCTGGGAACATACTCCCATAGGCGATTATTGCAGTCGCTATCATGGCTGATGAATATCATGCGCTCTTTGCCTTCATGGACAAATCTGACAGCGTGAGTAGAATTAAAGCCTTCCCATTCCCCCTCCCAAAGAGGCAGGGATTTACCTCTCAATGAAGCAAGTTGAGTGAAGTCCATGACGGCTAAATCCTTAAATGCGATAATGTCCTCATCAACAAAGAACGGACTTGATCCCGCAATAAGCCGATTATCGAAATAGTTTACATGGGATGACTCAAGGATGTCTGCGGATTCATGGTCTGTCAGCCTCGATATTTCCCGTGATAATGGAGCAGAGCCAGGAGTCTGATAGTCGGCAATAGCTTGTTTAAGCGATCTCATTCCTGCCTCACCATCTCTCCAAAATAGATCCTGGTTGACTGATGTAATGGTGGTATGCCCAGTGCATCCTATGTCGGGGAACAGAGTGGACTGGAACCCATCTACAATTGACCATTGCGCCCGGTCAGGTATATCAGCCCTCAATGCAACTGTAAATTGTTTGCCAAAAACCAATAGAACTCCGAAGCCAGTTGCTCTATCATTGGTTGGCACGAAGGCCATTCCGGTTATACTGGATGGCATAACGAAAGAACCACCTCCCAGGAGATATACATTCTCAGTAAATTTCAATTCAGATCCGGTAGATGTCCCAACTATATCGCCAGCCTCAACTCTTCCACCGCCTCTTGCCACCCATAGGCGACCATTGCCAAATGCCATCTGCCTACCTATTGGAACTTCGTCTGCCAGGGCATCCCTAAATGTGCTGCCATCAAATATCATAGCCTTGCTCTGGCCGTCCTGAGTTACCATGAACCCGCTTGTTTCAGTCATAAACACTTGCGGTATCTCATTGCTCCTCTGCGCTGGCGTGGGTATCTGTTGGCTGGTGAATGTATCACCCTCGACATCGACAATGTAATAGAAGCCGTTGATTGCTACTACTAGCACCCCTCGACCGACACTGAAATATTCAATGCCCTGAACCCTGCCACCCGGTAGTTTGGTTCTCTCGATCAAGCCTCCCCTGGTAATTAATTTACCGCCGCGCATAGACATATTCTTGGCCCAAGCAAGCTGGCCTTGAGCGAGTATATCAGGATCCATTCCGGAGTTCACGCCCCCGGTAAAGATTGACTCTCCTTCTGGAACCCATGTTTTGATGTCGGCAACCATATTAAACTCCCCTGAATCCTCCTATGGTTTGAGTTCCTGTGAAAGTGATAGCAGGCTTCTTCTGTTTTCCAACGAAAGACCTGGCTTCTTCCCATAATAGCTGACGAGCGATTGTCTTGAACTTTAAGAAATCATCAGGCTTTTGAACTTCCAGCTTATGCTGTGCTATGATCTGAGACTGCAATGCCTCAAGATTCGAGATCGGCAAAATGTCATTATCATCCAGCAATGGCACGAACCGGGTCTTTACCCTGACTAAAAGTGATTGAACCTGTGGGTCATCAAATTCAGCAGAAGGAATAAAATATGTATGATATGCTGGCACTGTTTCCTGATACCGCATGTCCGACAATTCAACATCATCACCCACGGTTGGCTTTGCTATGACTTTAACATGCTGCTTGGTGATTGGCTTAGTGATGGAATCAATCACTGAAAAGTTATTTACGGTCGTAACTTCAAAGGGTGATCCGGCTACCATAGCCAAATTCTCACCATCAATAAATTGCCCTGCTACGGGGTCAGTCCGGATCCACACACCATTTTCATCGAATCCCCGAATGTTAATCACTGGGGGAACGGCAACTCCCGTTACTTCATCAGTAAACCCCTTGATGACTATTTTGTAATCGGGATCCGTCTCCTCATTTGGAACAGGAACTTTTACCGGACTAGATCCGCGCTCAAGTAATAGATGGAGTTTATTCTGAATCGGTGTAAATGACCGAGGGAAAGCAAACGGAAGAGTCTCTATGAACTCATACCAACCAGACCTGTATGGCACAGGACGATCACTCAGTTCAGCCTGAAGGATCCTTTCTGTGTCAAAGGGCATTACGACAAGACCATTGGTGATACTGAACCGGAAGCGATCAGTTATCATCGGATAGTCCTCAGAGGTTATGATAGTCTCAATCGCTTGATTGATCCGTTCATTCAATCTGATGTCTGAGGTCTTAAGTCCAGTATTCGCCGCTACACGGGCGATGACGGGCCTGACCTGTCCTAGTGTTCTTTTAACCATTCTGTAGTCTTTTGTTTATCAAATCTTTTAATGACTCAAATTTGTCGCGCATCTCAGTTAAGTCTCGCTCACGCCTATCATCAGCTTCCTTCTTATTTGTTCTGACGGTTTTCCATAGGTTATTAATATCATTAGACATGCGACTGAAAATGTATAACATCAATACATTTACCACTCCCACAAATATTGCGACTATTGCCACTATTAATGATATAAGTTGAAAGCTTACTCCTATTTCTTCCATAATTTTATTTTTCTAAGTATGACTGTTTTTATTTTATGAAAAATGACCGCGATTAAATTGATCCGGTAATTTATATGTAAAAGTGATTTGAATATTTTGTTCATGGTCGATCATTTTGATATGCCCTTTCTTTTTAAATGATGGGGCGTTTCTTTCTTCAGATTTGAGCCAACCAAATACCATCCAATCCCAACAGCGACTAAGGCCAAGGTAGAGATCTCCTTATATTCAATGAAAGTCTCTGCAACCACACTGATGAATACACCGGCTGCGACAACCCATCCACCAGTTTTCCACGAAAGCAACCACAACAACATGCCAGGGAACACTAATGCCATTATAATCATCCCGACGCCAATTGCCATTACTGCTACTCCAAGCCAAAATATAGGGCTATATCCCATCAATCCCTTCAATGGCCCAGGTGTCTCTGGAACTTCTACGCCTGATACATTGCCTTCGATCTCTATTTCCCATCCCCAGGCCATGTAATCAGCCAATCGTCCATCGGCTTCATTTGCCTCGATAGTATCACCCGTATATGGGTTTCTAAGTCTTACCTTAAAGCAAGCACCTTCGCTTGGATTGTCAGGCTGAGTCAGAGTATATCTGACGGTCTTGTCAGGCAGTATTTCAAATGTTATAGTCCCGCCCTTTACTGGATCAGGGATCGGTGGATGGCCTCCAAAATTAATTAGGCTTCCGCATCCCGCAAGGCCGAGTTGCATCAGAATCAAAAAAAAAACTATCTTCAAATTCCTCATGAAGTTCTCATCCTAGTAGCTGTTAAGAAAGAGTCTTTCTTTACCCTGATTAAATCGGTATCATCATTTCCTTGTGCCCACTTTAGCTGGAAAGTTCCTGCAACGGTTATATCAGCGAAACCTGTCATCTTTATGAGATCTTCAGTGCCATTAAGGATTTCAATTGTAGCCGAAACGTCATTAAAATCATTCCTTACAAAATCAACTGACCCTGCGTGACCAGGGGATTCCCCTACACCAACATCACCAACGAGGCTCTGATAGGAAACTGTAAATGTCCCTGTTAAGCCATCATTATTTGCTACATCAAATTTTATACCAGGATTTCCAATGGGTTCAGAACAGTAGAACATGCCCTCGATCCGATATTTTCCTACAGGCATATGGAAAAATAATCTATTGTCATTCTGTAGGGCTATACTACTAACAAGATCCTGGTCTGCGTTCTTGAAAGCCATCAAAGGAATATCATCAGGAGTATTATGTGATGTTTGGTCAGTAATTAAGTCTTTCCCTACTACATCGAATCTAGAAAGATCTTGCTTGATTGAAGTATTACCGTTTGCCCTTATTGAAACAGGAACGCTACCGCTTAAAGGATCGCCTGAAACTGATCCCGCGTGCGTTGCTTCCACTACTGCGGTTGAGCATACAAAAGTAGTATTCTTGATATTGATTATGTCAGGAGAGCTTGTGCTACCCTCAACCAGCATAGGAGGTTCAATACCTGCCGTAGTTTCTAAATGACAGCTATCAATGAGTATCTCTCCTGCGCCAGTAGCATCAGAAGTTACCCTCACGCAAGCTCTCTCCTGTGAAACGATCCTGCTGTTTATTAAAGTTAATTTCGCATTAGTCAGATCCAGCACTGAAGCAGTCCCGGTTCCAGTCTTATCGATAAAAGAGTCCTTGATTATAACATGCACCGGATCTGCTATATTTTCCATCAACCGAGCAATTACAACAGCATTACCAATATAGGTAAATGTATACAGAGAACCGAAAGGATCAAACTTGAAGAAAGGAACTGTGGTCGTGACCCCATCAGTTATATCACCGATAAATTTAACGTCGATAACCGTGCTGCCAGCCATAGGAAAGAATGTAAATTCACCGTTGGCATCGGCTGATCTAGTTATATCACCTTCCCACGTAAGTTTTCCGCATATACCATCAATACTAATACTCCGAACACTGGTAAAAGTGCTACCTTCTTTAACCCTTACAGTAAGTTGGGTAGTGGCAGATTCAGAAACCCTTATGAATTGGAAAGAAGATGTGTGAGTAGTTTTCCTAAACTCTAACAGGGTGATAGAATCAACAGGGACTCTGAACATTGCCCCACTAAGCGCATCATTATTCAGTATCTCGCCTAAGCCTGTGATATTTACATTTGCCGATAAGAAAATTCCAGTTCCAGTGTAGGTGTAAACCACACCATCGTCCATGTGTGTGCTAACTTCCATATTAAAAGCTGCGCTATCTGAGTAAGCACCCGAACGAACATGAACTCTAACTATGTCAGGCTCTCCTGCTGCTGCGTCATGCGCCGCTTTAACTGTTTTCCAGGGAATAGTTTGGTCAAATTTTGAAAGACCATCAACGCGGGTATCAGTCGCAGCACCATTAGCTGTGTCAACAGTGATTATAAAGCCGTCAAGGTTAGCCAGATTAGAGTTCTGGTCAGGCATTTGGATTGTTCGAGTCTTTGCAGGAGCTATTGAACTAACGTCAAAATCAGCTATCTTTGTTGGGTCAGCAGGATCAAATATTGTAATCTCATCGGTTGAGAAATTAATCTTGGCAGAAGTAGTGCCCCCAGCAGTGATGCCCGGAATCAGGCCAAGCAGAGATTGGTTACTCAATATTGCTAAAGTGCCGCTTGAGCCTGTGGTAAATTTCACAGTCAACCTAGCGATCAAAAACCCTACCCCTACAAAACTACTAGGGATGGCAAAGTTCGCTGTTCTATTAACATCGTCAATAGCGTCTTGGTCAAGACCTCCACCGCCACCAGCATATTTACCAGTAGGAAGATTAACGAATATCTTTGCATCAGCCTCTACGCTGCTAGCTACTCCCCATATAACTAAATTGTATCTGTCATTATTGCCACGCAAGGTTGTCCCTGCTTCATCCTGTATGATTAAATTCAAATCAGCATATTCAACAAAAGCGGTTGTGGGGTCATTGATTACAAAGACTGGATCACTTGCGCCAGTATCTCTAACTGGAAAATCTACCTCATGCAATTGTCTGGTAACACCAGCCGTAGTTGCAATGTCAAAATTATCCAATGAACCTCCATTTGTTGTTATCGTTGGAGTAAGATTTGCACCGCTAATATGGGTTGCGTGTTGAGAACGAATCCAAGCGTTGATGTGTGATAAATGTCCGTTATCACCTCCCAATGAGAAATGATCAATCCAAGAATGCAATTTGTAAACACCATCTGAGGCGACACCAGTTGCACTTTGGACAACCACTGTGGCAATCGCGGCATGTTCTTCAACTGGAAACCCTGTTGTCGATACAGTCAATACCCCAGTGCTTTCTAATATGTAAACAAAATTATCCGTAGGCGATACATCAGACCCAGTAGTCAAAGCTATTGTAGCAGCAGGGGTTGTGTCAAAATGGACTAAACCTTTGGAAGTGATTACAGTTAGATCACCACCTCCTAACTGCTGTAAATTTAACGATACAGTCCCGCCGGATTCAGTAACAGTAACATCAGTTGTCTCAATTATTAAACCTATACCGAGCTTTTGTGTCTCACGAATTCCATTTACGTGATTTTCAGTCAAGAAAAAAGGATCAATACCAAGTGTTGCTGCATTAAGGAAACCTTTGAAAGCATTGAGATTTGCGCCGAAAGTTTCAACTGCAATAGTAGCCGTTGGGCTTGTAGAAGGCTTGAACCTAACTCCTTGAGCTTCGATCACTAGAGTTTTGCCATAGAATAACCTCATGGTTCCTGTCGATACTCCGGCTGCTACTTTAAGGACATCGAAAGTAAATAAGAGGTGTTCAAAAACATCATCCGTTAAAGCTGTATCTGCTGTGAAAGAAGTGAAGCTTGTCCCATCTCCTAACTCAATAACGATTTTACCCTTGTCAGGATTGGCTACACCTGACTCCATACGCATCGCAAGACCTTCAAACGATGGAACATTTTGAGCTTTAAATATCACCTGTAGCTCATTTCCGCTTTCATCAAAATCAACATCAGGTCTGCAATTGAAACCGGCTGTTTCTCTAGCCCCTGGAACTAAATCAAATCGAGCATTAGCGGGAATAGTTAGTCCTATGCCTGGATCTGCAACACCACCAACCCATTGCAACGAGTTTTCAAAACGCTTATCATAGCCAGGTATGCTAGTTGACCAAGCAGGTTGATTAGCTCCAAATACTGCTTTAACTTCACCAATAAAATCTGTCAGGACATTACCTGAACCTTCAGCTAAACTAATCCCTATGACCACTGGGACACCACCAATAAGTCTTTGATGAACTGTAGTATTAGCTTCATTGTTTGCCACTGTATTACTCTGAGTCCAGACTATAGGTGAATCATCTTCAGCTAACACTAGAATTGTTTGCCCAGGGACAATAGAGAAAAGAACCGTAGATGCTGAGTCCTGTATATCGAAACCTGAAAGAGAACTTGAAGGACAAGTAATTCTTGCATCCCAATTAAGAGGAACTTCACTGCCTGTTGGCGCGGCTGAAATCACAGGGAGTTTAACCGCCCCACCATCAACATCAAATGAAATAAGTTGATTATACTTGCTCGCTTTGGATAAAGTAATCGTAATTGCAGTAGGAGATACAAATATTGTTCCGTTGATGTAACGATTTGCATCAATATTAGCGAACAATAAAAGATTCTTAAGATCCTGGGTAGTAATTAAATCAGGAGTAATCAACGCATCTATTATGCCGTTAACTGGATTAGCAGCAGTAGGAAAGACTTGTAGATTAGTTCCGTCTTGTTTCTGAGATGAGCAAAGATCAGCATTAACTTCGTAATCAGTTAGGCCACCTCTAGTAAATGCGGAGGTTGCTGAGTTACCAGAAATAAACTGGCAATCAAAGAACGTCTTAAGCCACCCAGCTATCGGGGTATTACTGAAAGTCGCTCCTTCCATTACGTTATCACTCGCGCCTCTTGCGTCAAAGATACAGCGTGTCGCAGTCATGTTTCCGGCAGCACTACCAGAATTATTCATCCTGATTAGCCTACCATTTAAAGCAATGAAAGTGGAGTCTAAAAAGGTTTGTTCTGAGAGGACTGGGTAAGCCAATCCGTCAGTGTTACCTGTAGTCTCATTCATAGTAATTTTACTACGAGTAACATTAATATTGTCAGTGGAAGCCCCGCCATCTCTAACAAAACTTTGCTGGCAAACAACTGTGCAATCTGTTACATTTACAACACCACCGGAGAAAAGTATGAATCCTCGGTTGGAAGCAGTTAACGATTCTTGAATAAAGGTTCCATTTTTTATAGTGAAAACACCACCGCTCTCAATTCGCATAAAGTCATGGTCGCCGTTTGCTATGCCTGTCTGCTTCCAGTCTCCGTCCAAAGTAACATTGAGGCCAAAGCTAGTCGCGCCAAATGGATTTTTTCTAGTATCAGTTATTACACTTTCTTCAGTGTTATTAATAGTGATCGAAGGAACTCCTGTCACGATCTGATCTACGAACCCAAATACTCCTGAAAGAGTAAACTTTTTACAATTGATAGTATGACTGAAAGAAGTTGTTCCAAAATCAAAATAGGTATTTGCTTCTAATGTCGACCCGCCAACAAAAGCACCTAGTCCATTGATTGTTAGATCCCTGGTAGCCGAGGTGTAATCTAAAATAGAAAGAGTTCCCGATGTCCCAAGGATGACATCATCATCCAAGGTCATATCAACATTCATCACGATGTCGTTTTCAGCATATGTGCCTGTCCGGACAAGAACCTCAACCTCGGATGGTTCGCCTGCTCCTGCTGCCTGGGCTGCCTTTACGGTATCAAAAGGGATAGCATGATTAAATTTATCTATACCTCCCCGGACATCAGTAGAAGAGGGGTCAGCACTGTTCACTAAAATCACAAAGCCGTCAGCCTTGGCCCCTAATAAAAGGGCAGACTTTAACTTTGTGTTATATCGGTTATCCAGTTCAGGAAACGCATCGTTTACATCTGGGAATGACATTACAGTGTTACACTCCTCTGGTTACGGTTTAAAGTAAAAACACCGGAAGTATCAGTATAACTCAAGGTGTCAGTTGTTTGCTTGGCAGTTGGAGTAATTACGCCCGCAATGACTAGATCAATTGTGCCATCATAGGTAATTGAAGTAATACGCTCTGTGGCAGTTCCGATGTCGTCGTGGTTAAAGTTGATGTCCTTATTGTCGGCAGCAAGAATCTTGGAGTGTATCTGACTTATAGAAGTTGAATCAATCAACTCTTCCAAGTCATCGGTATTCGTCTGAATAGTCGTGTTGGATAAATCAATGCTGTCGCTTGTGATCTGAAGCCCATCGGTATTAGTATTGATCGCCTGCAACTCAGTTAAAAGAGATGACAAACTGACCGTGGCTGTAGATACTGATAATTGTTTCATAACTGTGTATATTTAAAAGCTTTGATTTTGAAAACGACAGGTGCGCCTGCATCAATGAAGCTTGATTGCAAAGCTTCTTCTCTGCCCATCTGATGAACTCCGGCAACTAAAGGTATGTTTGCTGACGATGCAGCCAAACCTCGATCTCTTCGGATAAAAGCTTGGTTGTCAGTCGCAAACTCGACCAGATCTACTTCAGTCTTGAGTGCTACATCCAGACCCATGTCCTTGAATGTTTTAGCTGTTCCGCTTACAGTATTAGTGACCTCACTCAGAACGGGAGTTAAATTCAACTCCTGGTTTTGCGTTTTTGTTTCTTCGGCTGGCATAATATTAAAAAAGTAAGGGGAGGCCCAGGATGGAACCTGAACCCCCCACAAATGAGTAGTTATTGTCAACAGAGATCAAATTAGACCTTTGTCAAGATTGTGAATCCGTTTTCAGGGCGAACTGGCTTTGCTGCCTTCTGCCAATTGGCGAGCCAGAAACCCTTATTGCCCCGATCATTTATACCCTTATAGGTCTTTTCGTTGATCCACTCAAGTTCCGCAGTATAATTCTGGGGCTTGAATACCGCTTGGCCTACAGTTGCAGGATTTAACGGGCGAGGACGAACCTCATAGATCTCACGGGCCATGATAGTTGCAACCTCAAAGACTGCTGCACCGCCCTTGGCGATTGTTGCATAGTCAGGGTTACGAACAAACTTTTGTCCAGTCGTCGCTGCCGTGTTAAGGGTAGGATAGATAGGATTCAAGCAGGCCGTGTAACGGATTGGAAACAAGTCCACATTTGGAGCAAAACCGTCGACAGCATCAGTGATACCGCGAGCAGTGAAGTTTTCTAGTGGAACAGCGAACTGGATTTCCTCGGTTCTGTCGGTCTTGAACAGTTTACGCTTTTCCTCTGGTGAGGTGCTTAAGCTATAAACTGACATCCCGCCAGCCATACCCATAGCGAAGTTGTCACCACCACGGCGAGCAAGTTCATCATACAGGCAAGGGAGTGTAACGTCCCAATCGAGTTTATCAGTCGCAATCTTCGCATTGAATATGCGGAATACGCTGGTCGCATCAGGTGTGCCGTCAGGCCATGCTGCTACTGTAGCAACCTTTGTGCCGCCATCATAATCAGTGATGGTGACAGCCTGTGACTTGGCTGCGAATGCGCCAGTTCCAGAAAGAATGCATATCGTAAGATTATTGAAGAAGTCATTTACTGCACTTGCGCCTGCATCTAACGTGATCGTAGTTGCTGCTCCGGCCTGTGCGGTATTTTGACGTTCGACAACCAATCCCTCAAAATCTGAGTCCTGGTTATCTATTTCCTTGAATGTGCCTGCGCCATCAATGGAAATCTTCGTATCAATCTGCTCGATGTTCTTAACACGCATCCAGTCAGAGTTGCGAACAACTGTGAAATGCATGAGAGAATTTACGACATTCTTGACAGTTCCGACTGGATCCTGCTTGAAAGTCATGTCATCCTGATTGATTTCATTCGATTCCCAAGCGTCGACCTCAAGGGTATAATTGCGCTGGATTTGCCCGGTATCGACATCGATTGGCACTACGTCACCTGAAGGCGATCCTGGGCCATTATCGATGTTAAGTCCTGCAAGCGTGAATGGATACGATGTGGGCAATGCTCCTGTGTGAGTGATTGCCGTGGGTGTTAAACCCTGGGATGTGTCAAACTCTTTTTGGTCGACCAGAGAAACGAAAGGGTTCATCCGGAAGAAGTTTTGAGAGATTAACGGGTCAATCTGGTTGACCAATGTTGCGAAAAAATCTGACTCTACAGCCATGTTATAGTCCTCCTGTTATTTTAAATTAAGATTAATGGGCCGATGCCCGTATAACAAGAGGTAGCTATCCCTCTCCCTTATAGCCGATTATAAGTGAGGATGCTATCCCCCATTGAGCTACAAAAGAATTGTATGGATTTAATAATTACCCCTGACCTGTTATCAAGTCAAGGGTTTTTTACAATTCAAGCATCCATTTTACTTAAAGCCGAGTCAAAGTCCTTCTGAGCGTCACCGCTTGGCTTGGGCTTTCCATCGCCAGAACCACCGGGATCGCCTTCACCGCCTTGATTCAAATTCGGATTTTTGCCGAGCAATTTATTATATCTGCCCACTAGCTTATTGTATTTTTTGCCCAATTCTTTATGTTCAAAGTTCTGCCTTTGCTCGATTCCCTCCTTGAATACTCGTTGAAGGGCTGCATCGTAGGCAACAACAGCGATCTGTTTCTCGCTCATATTTGCTTGAGTGATCTCACGCGCATATTTTTCGAGATTCTGGATAGCAACATTCATTATATTGGCAGACTTAACATCCTCTGGATTATCAGGATCGTCTGGTTCGCAAGCCTCAATAAGAACATCTCCGCTGCTTTTAATGAGATCGCTAACCTCAGAGAAGGCTTTTTCCTGATCAAATCGACCTTGAGCTACATCAGCTTTTCTAGACTCATCATGGTTTTCCAGGGCAGAATTACCTTCGCGCCGGATGACTTTATATTCGCCCATAAGTTTGAAAAACTCGGCCTTGGTCATTTCATCCATGTTTTCAGCAATGCTACTAGCGGCGGCCCCTAGATCGCCATCGGCCTTTGCCAGCAATTCCTCGGCCTTTACATCTGACTTTACATCGTCCAGGTATCGCTGAACTGATTTGGACATCTCCTTGATTGGGTTTCCGAATTTCTTATGGAATGCAGGGGAATCCCGATAGTTAGTTTGCTCTAAAGTCTTTGCCATCTCGGTATGTTCAGTCAAAAGCTTCTTATACTCAGGGCTGTCCAGACTTGATTCGCCCGCCTGCTTCTCAAGTTCTGCAATTCTGGCATCCTTTTCTAAGTTGGATTTCTTAAGTTCCTCCCGCTTGGCTATGGCCTTTTTCCAGTTGTCTTGAACGGATTCGCTGGCATCTTTGATCTCGCTAGGGATCTCATCATTAGTAGCCTCCTCCTGCTTTTTCTTCTCGGCAGCATCAGCCTCCTCCTTGACCTTCTTTTCAGCAGCCAGCTTTATCTTGTCTGACCGAGACATGACACCGCCGAAATCTTCAATCTCCAATTCGCCCTCATCGTCCTTGGTCTTCTTTTCGGGCTTTTTCTTTTCGCCCTCATCGCCCTTGTCCTTCTTGCCATCATCTGAGACATCACCCTTAGCTGGCTTATCACCCTCTTTTTCCTTTGCTGCTGGCTCTGTGCCTTGAATTTTACTCTTCATGACATCCAGTTGCTCATCGAAGGCTATCACGGCCTCATCGCCTGAATCTGCATTACCCTGTTTATTTGTGTCTATATTTTCTTCTGCCATAACAATCTACTCCTTTTAAAATTAATCTGGTTCTTGGTAATTTTCTTCAATCTTTTTACGCTTCTTCTTTCTTATGACAACACCTAATGTAAGGAATGCACCTCTCGATAACTCCCATCCCATTAGTTGATTGCGAACTTCCCCATCCGATGCTTTGCTAAATATGCTAGGTTTCATTTGATTATGAACCATCATCGCTTTCCGGAAAAGCTGACTATTAACCACCTCATTCCACTGTTTCTTTTCAGCCAGAGTTAGACTGAGAACAGTTTCATTTTTAGAATAGGTGGCTGGGAGCGAATAACCAAACTCGCTCCACAACTCACTCAAATCTTGCAGCATCAAGCGTTATCCTCGACCCAATCCTTAATTTCAGACCATTCTTTGACATGCTTAACAACCAGATCTTTTTGATCCGGAGTGAAGTTATCAGATGGTTGAGCCTGAGCCTGGTCGATGACATTCTGGCAGGTATTGATCAACATCTGCTTCATATCATCAGAAAGTTTACCCTTCTTAGATGTTGCAGGTTTAGCCTTAGCCTTGGGCTTGGATTCAGATACTTTTGGTGCTGTGGTTGAATCAGGTGATTCGGATTCGTTTTGTTTTTCTTCTGGATTACTCATTTGTTTTATTATTGCGGTGGCTGGTCTTGACCTGCGCCCCCTTGGTTTGGTTGATTAGGCTGACCCGATTGATCTAATTGCTTTAGCATTGATGTTAAAATTCTCAAAACTGCCGCAAATCGAGCATTCAACTGCTTGAACTGCTGTCTGCGAACAGTATCTTGTGATAGAAAGTCTAGGTGTTCCTCGATATGAGTGCTTACTAATTGTGACCCAAGCACCAATTGTTGCACCGGCTTACCATCTCTAAATGCCTTGGCGACTAATTCAATTGCGTCAAGGTGAGTGAGTAGATGCACAATATGATTATCGAGGGGCGCAGCAGGTAAAGGAGTTCCTGTCGCCATGTGCGCTTCTTCCTGAATTGCTTGTCTGCGCGGGAAGGCATCGGCTTGAGATTCTTCTTCTGGAAGATAGTTCTTGAGTTGCTTAGGGCCGACTTTATTTACGATCCATTGCTTTAGGACATGCCTGCTATTAACGCCCGGATGATTTATAATCTGAAGTAATTCGTTATTTAATATTTCTCTTGATGCCGGTGACGAAGTTGACGGACTTCCTCCGGATGAAACGCGAATATCTGAATCGAATACTACCTTATCGGGGACTCCTCCATCCTTGCAGAATTTCTGAAATGCTTTTGCGTCTGGATCATCGGATCCTTTTTTCCTCAACCTTTTAAATGATGGAGAGATATATGATTCCCCATGTTGAGCTAAATATAAAGTTGCATTAGCGCGGCTAACTTGACTCTGTAGGCCAGCTAGTATCTTAGCTTGGGTTGCCGTTTCGGTCTGCTCAATTTGTTTTTGCTGCTCTCTATACTGAGCATTATTCTCAGCCATATTGAGTTCTAACCGATCAGAAATCTTTAGAGCCTCATTGGAATTAACAAAAAGATTTACCGGCTCTAAAGTGTTAGGCATCACATTGAATGGGCCATAATTCTCTATAACTGGATTATCATCAGACTCCTCAGAAACTCTCTTAAAATTGACAGATAAATTAATATCAAGGCTGTCGACCATAGCATTCTTGATGCGATTCATCAAAACACTTAAATTGAAATTCCTCTCAGCAAATCCGCGAACACTATGTATCATGCCAGTGCCGACATCCCAATAAATAACACCGATCAAATCACGGAAACTTTCTTCAGCATCTTTGTTTTCAAAAAGAAATTCATCTACGATTTCAGGATCACCCGGCTGCCTGCCCTTGTCATTAGGCTTGGATGAATCCTTCGTCATAGGGACTTCAAGGAATATCCTTTGGCTGATAGACTTGCTTTTCTCATTGCGATATAAATATATAACACTGATTGCCGGATAAGCAAAATTAGAAGTGAGGTCATTGTTCCTAATCTCATCCTGCAAAAATTCCCACTCATCAAGCCTTCTATTGGTCAAATCTTCTTCGGTGACTCCATTACTGCGAAGTCCTGCTGTAAGTGCAAATTCCAATATAGACTTAACCATTTTGATATTCCAACCTCTAGCCTTGGCAGCAGCCTCATCCTCTGGCGTTTCAACAAGTGCCCATAGTTCATGGAACGGCATATCATCTTTTATATATGCAATATTCCATTTATCTTGGCTAAGAGGAGTCCTGGCCGGAAAGCTCATGCTTGATGTTCTAAGGGATTGATACCTCGGAGATTCATCTTTCCACTTAACAAATCCTGTTCCAAAATCAATAAACTCAGTAACGGCTTGCTGTTGATTTATGACATAATCCATGCCCCAGGTATCAATGAATCCGTCATACGCATCCTGCATGACAATGTTCCATGAATTTACATCTGGCCCGGTTTCCTGTATATCAACCGTTACTTTCTTTGGAACTGAATTAACCATCTCCCAATACGGCAAGATGGCTCTATCCCTGGCTGCTTCCGCATCCTTAAAATTATGATTTGATCGGTGGCCTTGACCATCCTTCTGCAATTCGATTTCGCTATAAGGCTTGCCGCCTTCAAGTTGTCGCCTTAACTGGATGCGCTTTGTGCGCTTGCCTTCATCCTGTTCCCATATCGTCGACCATAAGCTCCGCGCATCTGATACTGATACTTTTTTAAGATTATCGTCAGCAGGAGGTTGAGTTGAACTATGCCCTGCCATGACTACCTAGCGTAAAAAGATGGAACCTTTGCAGCATTAAATTCATCAACTTCATTAGCAACTGTATTTCTATCAGTTGGTTGAAGCCCTTTGTATTTTCGATGAATGATAAGATTGTTCACTACTTTGTTAAAATTGAAATCATTTATCTCTAGTCCGGTTCTCTCCTCTATGAAAGTAAAACCGCCCGGAGGAATAACTGATCTGCTCTTTAATCGTTTCATAAAATCAAGATGTAAAAATAAGTCAAACCGTTTTTATAGTCAATCCCCCCCAAACTGATTAGATTCGAGGAAATGCCGAGATGCTTTCCTTGCCCTTCTCAATTGGTCAGTATTGTGGTTCTGCGTCTTAACATTGCCTAAAAACATATTACCACCCACGTATATGCCCTTAATTGCCAGTAATTCAGCAAAGAGAACAACGGCATCACCATAGTCAGGCGACCTACCGATACGCTCGCGCATTTCTTTTTTAGTTTCAAGCCTCTGCTTGTCGCCATGTTCATTGGCTCCGCTTCTCACCAGGTGATAAATCCTTGCGCCCAGGTCAATCAATGTCTCTTCATCCAGATTATCTAATCCTCCGATCAGGCCAGCCCTACCCCAAGCCTCAAGCCTGAACCAAAGTTCATCTACGAAATAGCAATATAGGTCTACTGGTTTATCAGAATCCCCTACCTTGATCGGTCTTTCCGTGGGTGATCCTCCAAATTCAACGCCGTGAACCTTCTTGCTCCATTCCTCCTGTAGTATGGCAAATACCCCGCGAGCATTACCGGTCTTATCCATTATGAAATCTTCCGGAAGGATATTGCCCTCTTTGCATATCCTCATAACTTCATGGGCTACCTGATAATCCTTGGGAGGAAAGTCCACGCCAAGCTTAGTGACTATCTTATATGTTTTGCTGTATTGCATTGTGCAGCAATTACTTCTGTTATTCCCATAGGAGCCAGTATGTATAATGCAATCGTCATATTCAAAGGCGGGGTCGAGGCCAGCACAATTCTTCGGCGGGTAATCAAAGATTAAATTCTGCCTCATCTTTGACAATACCGCTTCAGGGAAGGTTTTTGCTATTGTTCCATCAGGAGGAGGGAACCCACGGACATACTTCCAATACTGAATAGAGTCGACTCCATGATTCTTGATAATATCATCGACTGTTTCCTGAGTAAGCAGGAATGGCAGCATCTTTTTATCATACTCCTCCTTTGATACGCTATTATAGAGCTTTATGTTATATGACTGTAGGCCGTCAAAATGTAATACGAGGTAGCCTTTTTTGGATCTCCACATTAATTCAGTATCACTGATAGAATCCCAGCCGCCCACCGGCTCATAGAGCAAGCCAAAGGCCGTCATCTTATCAACAGGGTTGGCAAGCTTGAAGGACTTATAATCAGGAGCAGACATTGGGTTTGATTCTGCCTCAAACATTTGAGCATTCACTCCTTCGGCCTCATCCAATATCCAACGCCTTCGGTTTTTATGCATACCCTGAATTTTCTCTGCCGCGTCCTTAGTCTTTGCCAGGGCGAATCCTTCTATCATTGCCTTGAGGTCAGGCTTACCTTTTTCATCAGGAAGCGCGATCTTCATCTCATTGATATTATTACGGACAATAAATGGACATCTGAATGTCGCTGTTCTGACCGCTATCATTAGATCGGCCCACATCCTCGCCCGGAGGCCAGGGAAAGTGACGGTGGATATTGATGTCATTGTTTCAGAGGGATCCGCACAGAAGTCCAGATATGCTATATATGCAGATATAAACGTCTTACTTGCGCGGGTATGACCCAGGACAATTGTAACCTTCTCGGTGCACCAGGCATGAATCAGCATGTAACACCATTCATGCCAAACGAACTGAGGCCATGCCATTTTGAATGCGTTGAGGAAATGCTGTTCTGCGCCTAGTCCTCCATTTTCAGGGCCGTGATTATTGGCGTAGCACCATAGCTCTATTGCAATTGGGGTGGTTTCTTTACTCCAATTGTAACCATACTTGACTATTTGACCAGGTTTAGCCTGACCTTCTTCGACCGGGGCACTACTCATTGTAGTCCGTATAGCAAAAAAGCAGGAGCGGGTAAACTAAATTCCCCGACCCTGCTAAGAAGAAGCCCCACTTAAGGCATTGAAAGTCTATTTTCCGCGCTTATGCACAGAACGATGCTTGGTAGCTTTTTTCTTTTTCTTTTTTGGTCTTGGTTTTGTTTTATCGAATGGCATTATGATCGTCTCCTTCTGCGTGTTTCAATTCTGCGAGCCTCATCAAAAGCAATCGCTACGGCCTGACTCTGATCAGACACAATATTGCCAGTGCCGCCAGATATTAAAGTTTGATTTCCAAATTCCTGCATAACCGCGTCAAACTTGTTTTGGGCAGCAGAACTAAAGTCTTTAACTCCGCGAGCCATCTTACCGCTTGGTGGCGTTTGACTGGGAAATCTTAGGCTTAACTGTCATTCCGGACTTTACACTTGCCCTGCGTTTTGCCTGGGCATTAGTGAAGTCATCAGAAGAGCTAGATAAGCTTTGGCGTTTTAGACCGCCTGGTAATCTATTAAATTCGCTCACTTTTGTTTTCCTCCTTTTCCGAATTGGCGATCTACTGCCTTGGCTTCGGGGCGTTTAGATCTAACAGCCTTCGATTGCCCTTTAATGCCGGTGACATTATTGGTCGATTTACCTGTTAAAACCTTTTCGTAATAAGCTTCGGTATCTATCCTTGCTGGATTAAAATCGTGTGCCATTGGTCATGATTGGTTATGATATGCTACCCATAATTCGTAGTAAATAGCCAAATCCTGAATAGATCAAGGATAAAATGCCACCTTAGAGGAATGACACCATAAATAGGAGAATTGCTACCCCGGAACTAAAAGGGTCACTGTCGCCACCAGTTAGAAGGCTGCCAACATTCCAGCAAGCCATAGAAATCGACAGAAGCCGGACATACCATTTATACTTACACCAGTAATATTTGCATGATCTAAAAGCCATAATTGGCGATTATGATGCAGATTCTTCGTTCTGTAGCAAGGAAACAACGAACCGCTTCACGATATAAATCTTATACTGTGCCTCAGTTAGCTCATAATTCTTGAGAATAAATGCCGGAGGGACTTGCCTCATAATGGCATAGGCCACAAGCCTTGCTTGAAACTTCTCATTACTCAGATGCCGGGGCGTTTCTTCCTCCTGCTTATGGAATGCCCTCAGATTCTCCGCGATACCTGGCAATTGCTCATTTTCCCTGAATACATCATTGAGTCCCTTACAGACATCCTCCCATGACTTGAGAGGCTTCCCGTCTTTATCCCAGGCCAACGCCCCGATCTTAACCTTTTTATCAGGTTTTTTACTTGGGGTGCGCTTGCTGCCGTTTACTGGCTTAGGTCGTTTCTTGCCCATGATCTTGCGGGTAATCTAATTCGAGTAAAAGGTTTAGGTAATGGATGGCCTTCTTAAGATCCTCTGCCCCATTCTTATATTCGTGCCTGCAAATATATTTGACCACGGCTGATTCGCATGGGCCGAGTCCATTTTCGTGACAGAAAACTATCGGCTGGATAGTCATTGTCTTATAATGGCTACCCCCTACCTGCTCATTAAGTGGACTTTTCATCCCTCGAATGCCAAGATCTGAATCTCTCGCGCAAGGAACAATTCCACATTATCCTCGATAGCGAAATTAGCATAACCCTCGGAGAATACCTTACGGCCCACCTGGATTTCCTTGTCCTCTACGCCATCACCTACAGCCAGAACCTCGAACCAGTCCTTTTGCATGGGGCGTTTCACTGTGTCAGGGATGACGATACCGTCAATCTCTTCCACGATGATGCGCTTCATTATAACGCGGTCACCTTTCGGTGTTAATTTATCTAGTATGCTGCTCACGATTTTGGATGAGTTAAATTCTCTTGATAGTTATTCCTGGGGTCGCCAAGGTTATTCTCTCTGCAAAACTCTTCAATGAGCCCAACTATCGGAGCGCAATCATGATTCTCGCCCATTGTTGTGACAATCTTTCGACAAGTCAGCCAAGCGCAGAATCCGAATATCGCCTCAGATCCAGTCATATGCGGAGGGTTATCATGCATAGCCATTATCGCATTAGCGAACCAGCCGATCATTAATCCCTCATCAATATCTTCGATCTTCCATCTGTTCCGTTTCAAATGTTCAACGAAGGCAGTAGCCCATATCGTTGCATCGGTGGTATTCCTTAATTCTTTTTCAGATATCTCGGATTCAGGCTTTTTAGCAGCTTCAATCTCGGCATATCCTTCCTCGAACGCTTCTGCCGGGGAATATGACTTATAGCCATCTTTATAAACCACGTAATAGCCGCCAGCCTGAGGATCATGCTTTCTTTTCCATTCTGATTCAACATCTACGCTTGCATATCCATCCTCTTCAAAATGAAGAGTTGCGAACCCCTCTATGTGAACTTGATTAATTTTCTTAATCTTCAAAGCCCACACTTCCTTGTGGCACTTGTAACGGGGCAACTCCCTTGAAATACATGATTCCATATCTAATCTTTCATCTAATGTTTGACTTAACTACTCGGCTCAATACATAACCCCGGAATTTTTCAGAGGCAAGCCCTAAAATCAGGAGGGCATCTTTCTAGTATTACGCATGTTTCTTCCCCACACTCCAGCCTTCTTCTGCTTTTCCCGCGCTCCTCGAATTGCGCGCACCAGCATGATCTGAGCTCGCTTTAATTTAATCAACTCCTGGGGCCAGACACGCCTGGGGCGGCAATGACGACTCAATAAACTATTGATATATTCATCAGTGAGCTGCTGAGATCCAATCTTCAGCATATAGCTGTCGTGATACTTCAGGTAGTTTTTCCTGCGAATTGCGACACGATCACCGCCGCCAGGATCACTGCTCTTCTTGGGCATTATCCTCAAGGAATTTCACTGGGGAAATTGTATCAGGGGCGCAAGCATATCCGAGCGCGATCTTCTGCACACCTATGACCTGAGCGGCCAACTTGGAGGCCGCAAGTGCCTGTGGAACATAATCTGGATCATCTGCTACCTTCTCCATCATGTCGAAGAGATATTCAGTTAGGGTTTCTGCGTTTCTTGGATTTTTCATTTTTCTTTTGGATTAGTCGACATGAGAAGATTATCAATGCGCTCTTTTTCAAGCTGTGCATCCTCTTCAGAATCGCACGCGATCTGATGACTTACATCTGAATTATGCATCTGGATAGTAGCGCACCAAAGATTCTTTGACGCATCCCGATGCAGCCACTCTTGCTGCACAACACACTGGACAATGTGATCAGAATTAATCACATGCCCATCTGAAAGTCTTATAAAAATGCTCATTGCTTCTCGAATGCGAACTCTCCGCACCAGTCTTTAGGTGATACCGCAGGATGAAGATCAGTATCGTGATCTATAGAAACAGTCGGCGGGTATCTACGGCAAAGATAGGTGATGTCATCCGACAATTTCTTGTCAGCGTATTTCTTTACCAACTCCTGAACGAACTTACATTTCTTACAGCTACTCATTGCTTTTTAACTACTCAGCCAAAACCTTACCGGCCCCCGATATTTTTACAAGCCTTATTTATTCATACTGTAAATGCTTATATTTATCAGGAGGAGGCCGGACAGTTTGAGAATCCATCACCACCAAAGGGCCGTGACAACAAATAAAACGATCCTTCCGCAGCCAGCTATAATTATGATGATCCTGATATACCGCATTACTCAGTCTGAGTATCGTGCTACCGCATCTACACCTTAATTTATACTCCCGGTTACTCATTTCCCTTAATCCACTTACCCAATTCTTTGCTTCGAGGAACCTGCAACTCATAGCTGGGCCGGATAATGCCATCAAATTCCGCTAATTCCGGCATTTCCTCTAGCAACCGCTTCTGATACTTCCCGACAGGTAGACCCCATTTGCCCATCATGAACTCCTCGAACCATTCATCTAATATTTTCTGACTACAAGCCATCAGTCCTCCTCCTCCTCCATCTCAATCTCCTGTGCAACCATTTGGTAAAGCATCCGGCCCTTATGCACCTCCATCGCACCAATCATCGACTCATAGGTCAAATCATACTCATCGCAGAACCGATTCGTTAGATTCTTCAATTCTTGTGCAAATATATCTGTCTGTTGCTCTTGATCCATAATTCAGAACCAAAGTGGATTTTTGCTGCCCACCTCCTGCGGCGTGCTGCCGGGAAATTCATCACTCTTAAATATTAAACCCGGAGGCTTGCCATTGCACTCAGCCATTAATTGAAACCAAATACTTTTACAGGTCTTTTCCAGTATTTCCTCTAACTCACCCCCGAATTTTGCGCGCACTAAAGCCTTCAACTCTTCGCACATCGGCTGTTTTAAATTAATAATCACCTCACTCATAGCTTATTCTCCACCTCAACGAACATTACATCAAAATCATCGAACCGGGGACCCGTGAAACTGAACTCCTGAAAATCCCAGTTCAATACGAAGTCAGGACGAGCAGGAGAGTCATCCTCATCCTCCGTAGCTTCCCACTCCTCTAGCCATGCATCGAACTCCTTGGTCTTACTCTCAGGGTAAATCCAAAACAGCCCATAGGAATCCTCTCGGATGCGCCAACGTGGTCTAGTCATCAGAAATCTCCCGGCGCAACCTGAATACAGGTCACCCCCTGGCCCCTCCAATATTCCACCATGCTGTTCCGATCCTCGAATACCACATATGGCTTGATCCCTGCCTTCTCCAACAACTCAGGCTTAACAACGGTATCATGCCGGAAATCACCATCGGGGCGCATGAGGAGTCGACCAGTGCTGGCGAACCGCCACAAACCAACACGTTCTAACCAAGTTATAGTATGTAGGCGACAGCTTTCTCTACGCCCCGTTAATAAATATATCTCGGCATTTGGAGATAGCGATATTGCAAGTAATAGATCAATGACAGGATCATTATATTTATCCTCACCACAACGCTCATAGAACTCATCCCAGTTAGGCGGTATAGTCTTCATGCAATTAACACGGTCGCCCACAATACTGAGAGTCCCGTCAATATCGAATATGTAATTCTTTACACTCACAAATCTACCCTGTAGCCAGACTTATGATCCTTATCATATCGCTCGTTGATATTATTGATGTGCTTCCTCACGGGATTCACACGCCTGACCTTTACACCATCACTGCGGCGACCGGATCCAAGACAATTTAACTCGGGATAGTCAATCATCCGTGGACGTTGACGAATCTTCTTCTTCGTTGGATTTCTTACTCTACTCATGCCAGGAACCTATACTCATTCTCCCGGCAGGGGCGAGCTTATTTTTCGTGAACCCTATGCCAATCACTATTCCTGACCATCTTGAAATGACTAATGGCAGCAGGATCATAATCCAGTGGGAAGGTTGCCATGAACCCCGGACGCTGAGGCTCCGGCCTACTCACTGCCTTCACGCACGCCAGCCCTGCCAACGGGATCCCAATTATAAGACCCGCCATTTTTTTCAGATATGCTCCTCTGGTCATCAATTATCCCCCATCCTTCAATTTCTCCCACACAGGACAATCCTTTTCCCGACACCAATAATTATAAAATACAGTCCCTCGAATTTCCTTAGCACGGGAATCTCCATAATCACTATTTCGACAGAGCTTAGTATTATATCCCGAATTTGCAGGGCTATGCACATTGCAATGCACGCAGTTTTTTTGAAATGTCGGAAAGCCGATCTTCTTCATACACTCACCTTCCACCAGTCTGCCGGATCTATATCATCCTCGCAAATCAACTCTTCAAAATCCCACATATGACGAGTCTGGCAGCGAGGGCATTCCATATCTCCCGGCACATGGTCAATGTAAATAGATGTAAGCAGAAAGCTACACGCAGGACATTTTTTTATAATACTACTCATCAATCCTACTTGCTATACTATCTAATGAATTTGCTGCTTTCTCAAACTTCAAGATTGCTGCTCCAAGATCCTTAAGAAGCTCATGCCCATATATCCCTAACCCGTTTAAACCGCGAACATCGGAATGCATCAACCCTTCACAGTTATCATCAGGGCCATCATAATTAATATAAACCCTATTACCTTTTCCGCTGGAAATATGCCAGCCACCATAACTTACTTTAATACTACTCATCCCCTCAACATATAAACTTCACTCGGAGAGTCGAGCCGATTTTTTACCGTCCTCTAGATCGACAAGCGAGGACTTGAACCCCGTATGGAAACTCCACGGATAATGATCACTCACCGCTTCACCCTTATGCTGCTTTCCAAGTCAAAGGATGCGGTTATCAACCTTGGCTGAATTAATTACTCCCAACCTTCACCTCTTTCCTGTTATGCGCATTGCCGCGTCAGCGAAATAGATAAACTACTCGAAACTGCCGTGCGTCACCAGTTGCGCCTCATGCCAAATCCAAAGAACGATAATATGTATACATAGCAACAACACCTGAAAGGTCGAGCAGATTTTTCAGGATCCATATTCATAGCAATATCAAGGTAGGACAGTTCTCCAATCCAAGCCCTACGCGAGGACTCTGTGTTGCTGGGGTAATCCGGATTTGAGG